TTTATAACCAAAAGTTATAACGACAGGGCTAGTGTAGAGTCGTATATAACTGCCTAAATTTATATAAAGCTATGAGCAAAAGAATTTTAATAGAGAATTATTTCAGGAATAAATATCCTGATGAAAGGTATCAGTTCAAAGCATATCATACTATAGAGGATATGTTTGGAGTCAAGGGGAACAATCTTTATGTCGTTGAATTTATCGACAGTAAGATGAAATATCCGAAAACATTAGAGTTAAGAATTACCTATGATGAACTTTATAAGAAAGAATAATATAATATCATTGAATTATGTGGATTAGATTACAAGAACAAAGATTAAAAGACAGTTCAATTAAAGAGTATAAGGGAAGAGGAAAAAGTTCTTCAAGTGGTAAATGGTATATCGAATTAAAATATAATTCCGGTATTCGTTATTTCTATTTCGATACAGAACAAGAATATGTAACTGTATTAAATCGACTTGACGAGATTCTAAAAGTACAAGAAGTTTAATTCAAAACAAAAATAGAAAGGAATAAATTATGAAAAGTGGAGTCGAAATTATAGCAGAAGAGCGCAAGAGACAAATTAAAGTTGAAGGGTGGACATCGGAACAAGATGATTTATACACAGCCGGACAACTAGCTTTAGCGGGTGCAACTTATGCTATCCCTACATTTTGCAGAGATGATTATGGTGGTTATGTTTATTCTACCGATGTACCTATCATGTTCCCATTTTCTCCCGAATGGTGGAAGCCTACACCTGATGATCGGATAAGAGAGTTAGCAAAAGCAGGTGCACTCATTGCTGCGGAAATTGACAGATTACAAAGGATTAAATAACTCTCAAAACTAATAGAGATATGAGTAAGATAGATGTTTCAACTCCGAATACTGCATTTGAAAATCTGAAAGATGGTGCAATTCTGTTATTTCAAAAAAATAATGATGGGACATTCTCGCCTATTTCTTTGGATAAATCACATGGTAGATTAATACAAGGATTATTGGCGGAATGTAGTAAAGAAAGTCCTCTTTATGTTATCAAAGAGGTTAAGCTAAAGCAATTAACGTAAATCAAAATAGGAATGAAGAAAAGAAATACAAAAAAAGGAGAGTTTGTCTGTCGTAGACAAAAGCCTTCTGATAAGTCTTTTTCTCTCAAAGAAAGCTATCGGCTTGCCTACTTTGAGGTAATGAATAGACCAGCATATATTATCCGTAAACGGAAGATTAACAATGTTATTTATGTTGGCAGGGATAAAAGGGAAGCCGATAGACTTCTCAAATTCTTTAATAAATAACCCTCAAAAAATAGAAGTATGAAACAGACATTAGAGAAAGCAGCAAAAGAATACGCTGATGGGCTATATGATCCTGATAATAGAGGTATTCTGTACAGAGAGACAAAAAAAGACTTTATCGCTGGTGCGGAATGGAAGGCAAAGCAAGCAATTGATATTCTATCTTCCGTCTTGGATAATTGGGTACATGGCGGTGATGCCGATTGTATTATTGCCGAGTTTGAAGAAAAATTAAATAAGAAATGAAGAAAGTTGTAATAGATAGCAAACTTTATACTATCAAAAATAAAGAGTTTGAAGAACTTGAAAGATTATTAACAGTCTTACAATTAGCATTATCCGATGAAGATATTATACCCTTTTTTGCCTATATAAATTATTGCAAAGATATTGTACTCAAATATGGTGAAGGTAAACATATTGATGGAGTTTATTCTACTAACGGTTAAAAAATATAGAGAAACAATTAGATGATGAAGATATATGTGATTGCTTTTTAACTTGGATGAAAGAAAACGGATATAAAAAACAATAATATGGAATTTAAGAATGAAGAAAAATCAGAATTTGCCAATGATATGTATAAACTAGGCAAAATAGCAATATTAAGATTTGCTGAATTGTTGGAAAAAGAAGGTATAGATAAAAATACCGGTAAAGTAATAGAAGATGCTTCTGCCATCATAAGAAATTTCGAAAAAGCAGGATTTGACTGTACAGAGGAGAAGCTAGCACTTTCTAAAGCGCAAAGTATATTCAATAAATCAAAAACATCATGAAAGGATTACCTATAGGAACTGAAATAAAACTCCCGTTTACAACTTTAAAAGTAGAAGAATGTGATGATGATACAATCCTTTCTTGCTCAAATTGTTTCTTGTTAGACGTTTGTGAAGAGAATGGTAAATTTGTATATGAAACTTTTGGGACTTGTGATGCTTCTGAAAGAGAAGATAAAACCAATGTTATATTTAAAGAGATAAGCCATGAAAACATGGAATAAAATGATAAAGAACGGATGGAATAATGCTAGGGAAGTGAAGCCGAGCAAATATAACACTGTTAATGTCTGTCTCAAAGATGGCAGATATACTAACTCCTTTTGGACTGGAAGAGAATGGGCTTATAATGTAGAGCCTATCTTATGGAGAGAAATTGAAGAAGTAATAGTACCAATGTGTAAACGAATTTAATGATAAAAAGCTATGATAAAAGAAATTATAGACCAATGGGAAGCTAATAAACATAAGTTGGAAAAATGGTTTAGAAAAAACGAATTGAAAGAATATGATTCATACTTAAAAATAGTAAAAGCTATATTCACGTATGTTATATCTGAATATGATGTGGAAAATATACACGTAATTGATGATGGAGATTGGTCAGGTACAGAGATATTCATCATCCCTGAAAAAGATGTATATCAGCCCGAAATAGAAGATTACCTGATGACACATACCTATTATGGTTCTTGTTCCGGTTGTGATACCTTATTGAATATAATAGACTTTTACGAAGAAGATTATCCAAATGAAGAGCAAGTTAAACAATTAATGACTCTCTCTCTTCACCTAATACAAAGAATAAAACCATTATGCGAACAGTAATATTGTTATCAGCCACATTAATAACTGAAAGCATTAACCACCAATGTGTAAACGAGAATGTAGATCTTTTATATATATGTATGCCTTTTTGTATAGGCTTTGATGTTATTGATTTTATTTCAAAATTTTTAAAAAACAAATATGAAAGCAGAAGAATTAAAAATTGGTAATTACGTTAAAATAGACGAAGGAATTGGGAAAGTGGCATTTATAATGGACAAAAACTTTTGTAATGAATATGCTAATGATGATTACAATATAACAGTAGAAATGGGAGATGGTATTTTTAGAGAAGAGGAAGAAGATAAAGTTGAAGGAATTCCTCTGACAGAAGAAATACTCCTGAATTGTGGATTTGAATATATAAATACCAATAATAAAGTATGTGGTCTTATTTCTCCTGAAAATGGGAATGGGGACAGGTATCGTATCGTACATTTTTTAGATGGTGATTTTAGAATGGTATTAAATACTTGGAGATATGTTTCTATTAAAAACGTTCATCAACTTCAAAACTTATATTATGCAATTAATGGGAAAGAATTAAACATACAATTATGAAAAGTAATATTTACTATTTATTTTTAGCACTAATGGCGTTATTATTAATGTCATGTGGACAAAAAGCAAGAACAGAGAAAGATTCAACTCTTGAATATGATGTAATTGAGATTGATTCATGTGAGTATATTATGGCTTCAAATCCGAAACGTGTGGCTGGAAGAAAAGTAATAAGTATAGCACATAAGGGTAATTGCAAGTATTGCAAAGAAAGGAATAGCACAGAAATTAAACAGAAGATTGATGCTAATACAGAACATAAGAATGTTACTGATACTATTCTAATTTATAAATACATTAAACAAGAATAAATATGGGAAGCATAAATCAAGGTTATATTCCAAAAACAGAATCAAGCGCAGTAAATCCGTATAACGGAATGTTCGGACAGCAAGGATGGATTTGTCCGAAGTGTGGAAGGGTATATTCACCGTTTACTCAAATGTGTTTGTATTGTAAACCAAATAATACAACAAATATTTCTAATCTTTGCGACCTTTCTAATACGACCGTCAGTGAAGAAGAACTAATAGAAAAACGTAAAACGATAAAATAACGAATTAAATAGCCTTGGACGGGCTTTGTAAAATCCTTAAACATTATGACATTTGAACAAGAAGTTGTAGAAAACAAAAGATTGCGTCAAGAAATTGATGCTAAGATTCAAGAAGTGAAAGACCTTCCAGTAAGTCGTGAACGTAGCCTTACTATCACAAAATTACAAGAAGCTGTTATGTGGCTCGGTATGGATTTGAAACGACTGGGTACTGATAATCCTTATCCATCAAGTAAAGACCCTTCAACGGGAACAGTTATAGAACCTACCGCTGATGGATTGAAGCTATGATTACTCAACAACACATTGATGCACTTAAAAAGTACCTTGGGGAAGAAAACCTAAGGTACTTCCGACACTTGAAAGGTTTGAAAGGATGCGTTTTCCCCGTCCTAAGGTTGAATTTCAATAGAAAACACATTCCGTTTCATCCTGTAGGATTGAGGGAAGGTATGCAAATAAGAAATTGGATGCGTGCGAATTTTCCTGAATTCAGAAAGCTATCTCAAGACAAGATTGAGAAATATTCTAAGGAATTGGTAGAAAAAGCAATAATAAATTGACATAAAACAACATAAAGTATGAAACAGACATTAGAAGAAGCAGCAAGCAAAGAATTGTTTTCAAGCTATGCTTGTACGTCAAGAAATCTATCATTTGCCGGGCTTGTATATGACAGAAATGCAATGCTAAATATGTTCCGAAAAGGTGCTGAATGGCATGCAAGGCAACCCCTGTGGATAAGTGTTGAGGAACGGTTGCCGGAAGATTTCCAAAAAGTGCTTATACTTCGTACATATATTGGTGCTAAGTCAAGGGAAAGGAGATATGAAGTTTTTACACAAACTTTTTTTAAAGAATATGGTTTTAAAATTTGTGAAACACGAAAAAATCTTAAAGAAAAAGTTTTAGCTTGGATGCCAATACCATCTTTCGATGAAATACTGGAAGCCAACAGAGATGTACTAGAACGGATTAAAGAGAAAGGAGATTGACTAATGAGATTTATATTAATTATACTTATGATAACCATGCTATTATCTTGCAAAGATGATATGGCTGGTCGTTTAAAAGGCGGAACGATTATCACTGTTAAAGGAGACACTATTGAGTTTTATGGAGGAACGTTGACTTATAACGGATTTGACAGTAGAAGTATTAGGGATATTGCAATTAATGACTTAAAGAAGAAAGGAGACTAATATGTACGTAGCAAGAGACAAAGATGGGAGGCTATTTTTATATTTTACCAAACCTTCAAAGATTGGTATATTTGATATATGGTGTTTGGTTAATTCCCGTCCCAATGATTACTATGAAATAGACTCATCTCTATTTCCCGAAGTAAAATGGGAAGATGAAGAGCCGACAGAAGTTGAATTGGTAAAGAAGGAGGACTAACTAAATGGATATAGTACCTATTCTAACAAAAGATAATCTTTCTAAGGAACAGATAGAATATCTGCAAAAGCAGCAAACAGAATATAAATTGGTTAATAAGATTAAGAAGAATCCGGGACATACCTTGTTCTCTTTTAATCGAAAAACAGGGGAAATCAAGAGAGCTTCTATTATACACAAGGTTTCTATTGCTTTGAATGGGCTTCCTGTAACCAAGTCTGAAACGGTTATAGAACCTGATTGCTATTACGACCAAGCCTTGAATGAAAAGAATTTTAGAAAGAAATTGAAGAGAATTGGATTGTTAAGTATTTAACTGACTTAAAAACGAATAACTATGGGATTTACAACAGCAGCGTTTATTAGACGCAATACACCGGAGCTTCGGAAGAAGTTGGAGGAGTTGGGATATAAAAATTATGGCAACCCTTTTCAAATAACTGATGATAGCAAATTAATTACAACTATTGACGGTGAATATGTTCCTTATAATGTACCACTAGACGATAGTTTTATTGATTGCAGAACTAACGAAGAACTTTTCTTGGCAATAGCCGCATTGAGGGATGATACAAACGAAAATCAATGGTTTGTAGCAGATTCACCGCTTAGCGTTTCTTATGATGATATTGTGGGTAATGACCATTATTTCACAGAACCCAAAGGCAGTATGTTCTTTTGGGATGAAAATTGGATGCACGCAACAATCATTTCAGGGAATTACCACAAGGCTACCGTAGAAGAGCTAATAGAACACTTTAAAGAAAAGGAGGAGAATCATGGATAGTATACAGACACAAACATTTGCTATCAGAGGGAATGACGATGCTGTGGCATATATTGATTTTTGTGATGGAGATTTATGTGTTTCTGTTGTAGTAGAAGGCAAACAGGCAGATTTTCACTTTGAGCCTGTTACTTTGAAGATGTTTGCCTATGCTTATAAGTTGCATTGTGAAGAATTAAAGGATGAGGGAAATAAATGAAACGAATAATTACTGTTCAAGATATGATTAACGAATTAATGTTAGTCAGTAATAAAGATGCCGAAATAAATATCGTAATGAATACGGGAGATTATCAAACTGAATACACCCCCGATTTATTTGATTTTGCTGTAATTGATTTTACTGATGTACACCCTGACGATGGAGTCCCAGAAAATAGAGTAGTAATAGAAATGTATCGTTAAGAAAAGGAGAAATAAAATTATGAAACCATTTGATTTAGAAAAAGCAAAAGCAGGTGCGCCTCTATGCACAAGAGAAGGATTTAGAGCTAGAATTATATGTTTTGATGCAGATAACGATAGATTCCCTATTGTTGCTCTACTTAAAGGAGATAATGGCAAAGAATATCCCGTTTCTTTTACTAAAGAAGGACGATTTTCTGATGGGGAAGTAGACTCCTCAAATGATTTGTTAATGGAGGGAATAAAGAAAGAAGGATGGATAAATATATATGAAACAGTCAGTGAAAGATGTATTGGATCGGTTCACAAATCAAAAAAAGAAGCCATGCGTGTGAAAGTCAATGAAAAAGATGTTACATACAAAGATACGGTTAGAGTAGAATGGGAGGAATGATATGTATGATTATGAAAAGATGAAAGCTGAAATGTTTGAAGGTGGCAATACTAGCAAATATTCCAAATTATATACTATTATTGTTGCCACATGTATTAAAAAAAGTACATTTACAATAGGAGAAGTATTAAATGAAGTGTGTGGTGATAGTTGGGGAGTGATGTGTTGTATAGAATTCATGGGGAAACTTGGTTTTCTAAGAGAAATACCTTCTTTAGGGAATATGGCACAAGATAGGAGATTTGTTTTACTAAATTAAATAAAGTTATGAATAAAAAAGTAATTATTAGAGGCGACCGTTCAGGCGTATTTTTCGGAGAATTAGTAGAAAGAAATGGTAGTGAGGTTAAGCTCGAAAATTGTCGTAGGTTGTGGTATTGGGATGGTGCTGCTAGTGTATCTCAATTAGCAGTTAATGGTACGACTAAACCATCTGAATGCAAATTCACAGTTACGGTTCCAGAGATAGAGATTTTGGATGTGATTGAAATTATCCCGTGTTCGGATAAAGCTGTAAAATCTATTGAAAGTGTACCGGTATGGGCAAGGTAATGGAAGATAGAATAAAACAGTTTCTAAATATTGGCGATGGCTCTGGCGATGGCTTTGGCTATGGCTCTGGCTCTGGCTATGGCGATGGCGATGGCGATGGCTATGGCGATGGCTCTGGCTCTGGCTCTGGCGATGGCGATGGCGATGGCTCTGGCGATGGCTCTGGCTCTGGCTCTGGCGATGGCGATGGCGATGGCTCTGGCGATGGCTCTGGCGATGGCTCTGGCGATGGCTCTGGCGATGGCTTTGGCTATGGCGATGGCGTAAAATCCATAAATGGAAATCCTATTTATGTAGTAGACAATATACCTACTATTATCACAAATGTAAAAGGTAATATCGCAAAAGGTTTTATCCTTCATACTGACTTATCTCTTACTCCCTGTTTTATAGTAAAAAAGAATAATCAATTTTCTCATGGCAATACTCTACATGAGGCATTTGAATCTTTGCAAGAAAAGCTTTATGATGATAGTACAGAAGAGGAAAGGATCTTTAAGTTTAAAGAACATTTCTCTGACTTCTCTAAAAAGTATTCTGCTAAAGACTTGTTTATATGGCATCATATTCTTACTGGGAGTTGTAAATTCGGTAGGGAAATCTTTTGTAAAGATAGAAATATTGATATTAATAAAGATGAATTTACTATATATGAATTTATAGACTTAACTAAAGATTCATATATGGGTGAAATAATAAAGAAACTATTATGAAAAAAGTAATTTTAAAAAAGCTTATTCTTCAAAATTGGAGAAAACAAAACAAGGAAATATCTTTTAATGAAGATATTACTAAAGTATATGGTCAAAATAAAGCAGGAAAGTCCTCTCTCCGTCATGCATTCCTATGGCTTATTACAGGATATGATGGGGAAAATAGAATGAACTATAATTTGTTCGACAATACTAAAACATATACACCAGAAGATTCTCCTGCTGCTGTCGTTGAGGCTATCATCGAGGCAAATGGATATGAATATTCATTGAAAAAAACAGCCGAAGTAGGATGGATTAGACGTAGAGGAAGCAATTCTTATGAAAGAAAAGGAACAGATGATTATAAGTTCTTTATTGATGGAGTAGAGTTAAGTGCCGGGAAGTATAAAGAAAAGGTTGCAGATTTATTTTGTGATTTGGAAGTTCTTCGCTCTATTTTGGATATTAATTACTTTTTATATTTAGATTGGAAAGAACAACGTAAATATCTTGCTGTAATGGCAGGTGAAATAACAGACAACGACTTAACGGGTAATTACAAGGAATTATTAGAGCAGCTAGAGAAGTATTCACTCTCTGAATTAAAAGCCCGAATTTCGTCAGATATTAAACCTCTAAAAGACTCTCTTAAATCCCTTCCTCTTACGATAAAAACTTTGGAGGAAAATCTGCCAAATGTAGAAGAGGCGGAAAGTGCTAAGAAAGCCATAGAAGATTATAAAAATCAAATTTCGGATATAGATAAAGAATTACAAGGAAGTGCTGAATCTATTAAACCTCTAATAGAAAAGAGAAATAAAGATTTGCAAGAAATATCTGATTGGGAACGGAATATTAGAACTGAAAAAGAAAAATACGATGAAGAACAGAATAAGATTTCAGCTTCTATTCTTTCTAAAATATATTCTTTAACAGAAGAGAATAAAAATATAGATAATAAAAACGAAGAAAACCGAAGAAAAAGAATAGTTTTATCTGATAAAATAAAATCATTAAATATAGATTTAGGAATTCTAAATGAAAGAAGAAATAATCTATTAACTAAATTGGATGAATGTTTGGAAAAGGAATTTTCAGCAGATAAATGTTCTTATTGTGGACAAACTCTTCCTTATGACAAATTAGAATTATTAAAAAAGGAGTTTTATAAACAAGTAGAAATAGAAAAAGAAAATATAATAAAAGAAGGGCTGAATGTAAAAGCAAGAATTGATGATATAACTAAAATAATTGCAGAATGTGAAGAGAATCTTGCTGATATTCCGACTACTCTTTTGGCGAAGAAAGATCTGTCTGCTTTACAAAAAGAATATGATGAAGTTCAACAAAATGTTATCCCATTTGAGCAAACTGAAAAATATAAATCATTAGTTAGCTTATTGGAAGAAAAGAAAAAGACAATAACAACTATTCCTGAACAAGATAATTCAGGTTTACTTTCCATGAAAAAAGCTTTGATGTCGAATATTGAAGAGGAAAGCAAAAAAATGGGACTTATTGATGAGCGCAAAAAACAAGAGAAAAAAATAGAAGAATTTAAGAAACAACTGAAAGATACTGCCAATGCTTTAGCAGAACAAGAAAAGTTAGATAATCAAATTAAAACATACGAAGAAGAAAGAGCTAAGATTATTTCTGATAGAGTAAATAAATTCTTCAAACGGTGCAATATTACCATGATGTCGCAGGATAAATCCGGTGTTTGGATTCCTGATTGCGTGATTACTGGAATAGATGGAGCAATTGCTGCTACATCAAACGGTGCAGAAAGAATACTTATTGGTATTGATATTGCAAATGCTTTTGCAGATTTCTTCAATGTAAGTTTGCCTCTGTTTGTTGATGATATGAATCTAATAGATTCTAGCAATGAAATAAAAACTTGCCATCAATTAATCGAATTAATAGTAAATGATAGTGATAATGAATTAAGAGTTGAATATTAATTTTTAAAAAGTAAAAGTTATGAATGAAAATTTAAGTCGTGTTTATTTTAATGGTAGCGAACTTAGTTACAAAGTTAACGGGGTTGAAGTTATAAATGGTGAATTTCCTGATAAATATAATTTAAAAGGAGATTATTTAATTAGCGGAGAAGATCTAGCTGCTATCACGGTTGCTCTGAATAGCAATAAGGGGGTTATTTCTGAAATAGATATTAATGGTTATCATTTTAATATCTTGATTGAAGATTCAGATAATATAATGAAAAAAATTAAAGAAGAAATAGAAGAACTAGAATCAGAGGAAAAAAGATATAGAGAATTATACTTTACATACATTCATCTCAATAATCTTCCGTGGTATAAACGTATCTTTAAGAAAATAGAAATAGGAAAATGAATAACAATTTAAGTGTAAATGTAACCCTATCTGAACTGAATGGGGTTATCATAACTAATGATGAGGTGGGTGGGGTGGAGGAAAAAGGTATTTTTATCCCACTAAGATTTAATACAATATATAGGAACAGAAAAGGGGAGTACATACTGACATTGAAAGCTGTTGAGAAAAAGCCTAATCAGTATGGTTATGTATACGGCTTACTCCCTAAAGCTTCCAAGAAAAAAAATAAAGAGCTTGAAATGTTAGGACAAAGTACTAATACTTGGTGTGGAAATATAATAAGAAGCACTGAATATACAAAAGTTAAAAAAAACAGAGTGTCAATAGATGATGCGTTAAAAAAATAACAATATGGAAAGGGCACTTAAATACAACTTAACACATAATTGACTATCTTTGCGTATGCAGCGAGTAGAACGACATATTATCATTGGAAATAAGAATTTGGATAATCTTTGCTTTTTATCCAAGAACTTGTACAACTACGTGAATTATCTGATACGTCAGGAGTTTACGCAGAATGGGAAGATCTTGTCTGAATATGAAGTTACTACAATGCTTGCTAAAGAGAAACAAGCTGACTATATCGAATTGCCTGCGCAGACTAGTCAACAGATAATTAAGTTGCTATTCAAGAATTGGAAGTCGTTTTTTAAGTTATGTAAATGCAAGGATAAGCTAAATGGTAGACCAAGATTGCCAAAGTATAAGCATAAAGAAAAAGGAAGAAATGTGGTAGTATTTACCTCGCAACAATGCAAGCTGAAGGACGGATACATCCACTTCCCGAAGAAAGCGAACATACAACCGTTAAGAACAAAGGTGACTAATTTGTGCCAAGTGAGGATTATACCTCAATGTAGTTGCCACATAATAGAAGTAGTATATGAAAAGGAAAGTGTTGAAACCACCGGACTAGAACCGGATTCTTATTTGAGTATTGATTTAGGATTGAATAATCTTGTAACTTCATACGATTCACTCAATTACAAGAGTTTTATCGTAAATGGCAGACCGTTGAAATCCATTAACCAATACTTTAACAAGAAAAGAGCATTACTCATGAGCTATATAGGGAACAGAGGTATGAGTAATAGAATAGGTAAGCTGACATTAAAGAGAAATTGTAAAGTAAATGACTATATGCACAAAGCATCACGTTTTATTGTAAACTATTGTATAGAACATCATATCGGTACTATTGTAATAGGAAACAATAAAGACTGGAAGCAAAACTGCAATATGGGAAAGAGAAACAATCAGAACTTTGTAAGCGTACCATTTGAAAAGCTTATATCCATGATACAGTATAAATCCGAAGAAGTGGGAATAAGAGTAGTCATAACAGAAGAGAGCTATACTTCTAAAGTTGACCACTATGCCGGAGAAGAGATGTGTCACCATGATAGTTACTTGGGTAAACGAATAAAAAGAGGTCTATACCGTAGCAGTACAGGGAAAATCCTGAATGCTGACCTTAACGGAGCGATAGGAATTTTAAGAAAAGTATCTCACGAAAGCTATATGCAAGTAGTGAGTAGAGGTGGAGTGGAGACACCTTCGAGAATACTTATGTAGACTCGTAAATAAGTGCCATGATGAAATCTTTAACGGTTTAATCAACGAAGAGAAGAAGAAGAAGTAGATAATAAAAATTGCGATTGTTAGTTTTATATATTCACATTTTAAAAAAACATTATTATGGAAAAATGGTTTTTAGGTTCTCTGAAATACGAAAAAGTAATGGAGAACGGGAAAGAAAGAAAAGTTACAGAAAAATATCTAATTGATGCCTTATCTGTGACAGAAGCCGAAGCTAGACTAATAGAAGAGATGTCTCCCTTTATCAGTGGTGATTTTTCGATAAAAGCTGTGGTAGATACAAAATACGCAGAAGTAGTTCCAAGCGATAATGAAGCTGATGATACTTGGTTTAAGTGTAAACTTGGGTATATCACCTTAGACGAAAAGACTGGGGCTGAAAAGACTACGACAACCAATATGCTTGTACAAGCAGCAGATTTAAGACAAGCTGTAAAGAATTTAGACGAATACATGAAAGGTACAATGGCTGATTATAGAATAGAAAGTGTATCTGATAGTAAAATAATGGACGTTTATCCATATAATAACAAATAATAATGGAAGCAATATATATTGAAGGTCAAATTACTGCCATACTCCCCGAAACTAGAGGTGTGGGACAGAGAGGTGAATGGGTTAGCCAAGATTTTGTATTAAAGACAGACGATAACTATCCTAAAAATATTTGTTTCACTATTTTGGGAGCAGACAAGATTAAAGAAGCGAACATTAGAATCGGAGATGTTGTTAGTATTGGAGTAAATCTTGAATCCAGAGAATTTAAGGGACGTTGGTATACATCTATAAAAGCATGGAGTGTTAAAAAGAAGTTTGAGTCACAGGCAGCTAAGCAAGCACCTCCTGTCCCAACACCACAGTCATCGCAACCAACACAAAATTTTTCATCAATGAGTCAAAGTGCTGCCGATGCACTACCATTTTGAATATCTGATGTGTTACAGAAGTTTAAAGTTAATGGAATTGACGTAGAGGTTATTGGATATAACAAATAATATCTCTATATTTGTGGAATGAAAGGGATAGTTGAAGGTAGCTCCTTCAATGAAAGGCTATACTGGTGGGCTTTCCCTTCATTCTTAATCATCAGTATCATTTAAAACCAGTATAAACATGGAAACATATCAGAATTTATCATTAGAAGATTTACCAAATGAATTTTGGAGAGATGTAGTCGGGTATGAGGGTATATATCAAGTATCTAATTTGGGAAGAGTAAAATCATTGGATAGATATGCTGAATATCCTAATTATACAAAAAGGATAAATGGTAGAATTATGTCTCAACAGGATAATTCTAAAGGATATTTAATAGTTAATTTAAGTCTTAATGGACTCACGAAAAAATTATATGTACATAGATTACTTGCCGAAGCTTTTATCCCTAATACCGATAATAAAATAGAAGTAAATCACATAGATTTAAATAAAAAAAACAATCTTATTTCAAATTTGGAATGGTGTACTAAAAAGGAAAATATGCGTCATGCACATGAAAATGGAGCTATTAAATATACTAAAGTATATCAATATTCTATTAATGGAGAATATGAGCAGGAATTTAATTCGTTATTAGAAGCATCTATTTTTCATAAAACAAGAAGTGGAGATATATGTAGGTCATGTAAGGGTGAAAGAGCAGTATGTAGAGGACATATATTTAGATATTATAAGAAAAATAAAATATATATACCTTCTAAAAATTTAAAAGAGTTTTGATGTATAAAGGAAGTGTATTAATTAAAGATTTCCCTTCTACAAAAGATGCTTCTAAATATTTAAAAGTTAAGGAAAATTCTATTGTTTCATCTTGTCTTAGAGGATATAAATGTAAAGGTTATAATTTAAAATATAAAGAAAATGGAAAATAAGAAAGAACTAGTAAAGCCTGTATTGGTTGAAGAAAAAGCATTAGCAAAGATACAAGCCTATATGGAATTAGGCATGACAATCCCCGAAGGATTTTCACCAGCAAACAGTCTTAAAAAAGCTCGATTTATGTTGAATGACATGAAAGTAGGAGGAAAGCCTGTATTAGAAGTTTGCACGGAAGAATCAGTAATGCAAGCATTATTAGATTCAGTTGCTAAAGGATTAGATTTCTCGGAATCTCAAATATATTTTATTCCAAGAAATAATCAAATGACTACAATGGAAAGTGTATATGGGCGCATTGTAAGAGCAAAAAGAGCTTCCAAATATTACAAACCTATTGTTGGATATGTTCATGAAGGAGACATTTTTGATTTTGGTGTAGATATTCAAACAGGATATACTAAAATAATAGAGCACAAAACTTCCATTGAAAATTTGGATAAGCCATTTATTGCTGCATACGCTTATGTTACAGACAATGATGGAAATACAGACGTATTTGTTATGACACGAAAGGAATGGTTGAAATCTTGGACTAAATCTTCAAATGGAGCAAGCGTAGCAAAGGATTTTGAACGTGATATGATTTATAGAACAATTATCAAAAAATCCACGAAATCATTAGTCAATTCTAATGTTAATTACATGGGTTTATCAACAGTAGATGATGACGATGATACTCCTTTAGCTGGGGATGCTGCCTCAATAATTGAGAAGTCGAAAGTAGGTGAGGTTGTAGAATACGAAGAAGTAACGGAAACTGTGGATGCGTCTACTTTGGATTATAAAATGGAATCTCTTAACTCAATGAAAACTGCGGGTGCAGGTGACCCCGGAACTATTAAGGAAGAGAAGAAAGAACGAGTTAAAGAAACACCTTTTTAAGTGTAGATGATATAGATATATATTAGGTAAATAAATCACAACTTAGTCCCATTTTGTTTAGGTAGTAATACCTATCCGGATGGGACTTTTAATTTATAGATTATGGCAGGAAAGAATGACAAATGGTTAATGTTTCGTAACTACATGATTAATGAGCTTGGCATTACGAAAGAAGATATTAGGGAATGGATTGAAGATGCCGTTAGAATAGAGGCTAAAAAGTTAGCGGCAGAGACTTTTGCAAGAGAAAATCCAGAACAAATGATTAGACGTATAGTTTATGATTCCGGTTATTTCAAGGATAATAGCTTCAATAGAACGGTCATTGAAACAGCAGCAAAGTGCTTAATGGAAAGATTTGATATTGTTACTAAAAAAGATAAATAGTATGAAGAATTTAATTGAAAATTTCCTCGCAAAGTGTGTATGTAAAGGTATTGAATTGTATATGCAAAAGTATCGCATATATAATTCTAATGACGAATTAATTCCAATGACCAATGAACAGTTTAAAGAGGAGTTAATAAATCATAAAACAGAAAAATTCAGCAAATACTATTTTGAGCGATACGACAAATATAGAAAAGGTGAATTATCAGAGAGTACAGGAATACAGAGAGGGGACAAATTCTTATGTATTAAAGATGTAATAATGAATAATGAATCTGACGAGATTGCTTATTTTCAAGGGGAAATATACTTATCAGAAAATGAAGGGTGTATAACTGATGAATATGGTGATAAATCTCATTGGTGGGTAAAAGAGGAAGAGATTAATAGTTATTTTAAAAAGATACAACCATGAACGTAGATGTAACAGTTAGTATTAATATACAAGACTTATTTGATTCAATGTCTGCAAAAGAAAAGGCGGAATTTTGTGATATAGCTCTTGACTATCTTGCCGACAGCAAACTTATAAAAGAATTGAAAGATAGAAATTGTGATTGGAGTGATTTTGGATTAAAAGAAGAATAATATGACGGTTCTAAGGATAGTGGGGAGCAGTAGTAAAGGAAATGCGTATATCCTTGAATGTAATAACGAAATCCTTTTAATTGAAGCAGGAATCCCATTTAGACCTATAAATAAGAATATTTCCTATAAATTTAGGAATATTGTTGGATGCATTGTTTCCCATTTGCACATTGACCATGCTAAATATATACCGGAATTTTTATTAAGAACTATTCCGGTATATAGCAATTCAGAAGTTGCAAATAAATATGAAGGAGTTATTTCAATATTTCCTAAAAAGAAATATCATATTGGCAATTTTTATATCCAATGCTTAGAAGTTCCTCATAATGCACAATGTTATTCATATATAATAGATTGCCCTGATGGAATGAGAGTCTTGTTTATAACTGATTGTTCTTGTTTTAAATATAAGGTGAAAGGTGTAAATGTTTTAATGATTGAAACTAATTATAGTAATGATGTGATTGTAAATAATGCGATACATGATGAATGGTCGTCTAGTGCATCTGAAAATCACTTATCATTGGAACAGGCTATCGAAGTTATTAAAAGGCATAAGTCTCATAATTTAAAGACAGCCATAGGGCTTCATCTAAGTAATCAAAATAGCGATGAAAAAAAGTTTGGTGAGAGAATATTTGAAGAGACAGGATTTAGAGCTATATTTGCAGATAGCGGTATCACTGTAGAACTAAAAAAAGAGGAATTTTAAATGGCGAATCCTAATTACTTTAAACTTAGAGACTATCTACAATCTTTAATAGATATGACGATAGAAGCGGAGAATAAAAATCCTATATACTATTATTTCCCTATTGATTCTAGGGATTTAGCAAAGAATATGGAATTAATAAAAAATGGGTATAATAAGGATATATTACCTGTTAATTTATTATGGCAAATAATGGATAAAAAGAAAAATGAAGAATGATAATAATAATGTTATGGAGAATAAATGTTACATAGGGATAGACCCCGGTGCTTTGGGTTATCTTGCGATACAAGTAAATGGAGAATGGACTCACATGAGTTTAAAGGATAATGATTTTTACCAAATATCAGATATGCTTGAATATCTAAAGTCTAAATATCCAAACATAGTAGCAGGACTTGAATGTGTTCATGCTATATTTGGTAGTAGTGCAAAAGCGACATTCTCTTTTGGAGAGATATATGGGAAATTACAAGCTTTGCTTATAGCTCATAAAATACCTTATCATTTGATTGCTCCCAAAACATGGCAGGGAAGCCTTTGGCAAAACAGTGATATGGTAATAACATATAAGAAAGTAAAACTCAAAAATAAAGAGATTAACAAGAAAGAAGTGAATACTAAAGCAACATCAATCAATGCCGCAAAACGTCTTTTCCCTGAATTGGATTTTAGACGAACCGATAGATGTAGTAATATTGATGATAACAAAGTAGATGCGACTTTAATTTGTGAATATTTAAGGAGGAAAAACTTATGATGATAGATACTGACAAATGGGTTACTATTGACACATACGCTTTTTTAAAAGGGATTAAGCGTAGATGGGTTTATGATCTTATAAAAAAAGGTAAGGTGCAAACAATCAAGTTATGGGGGAAACAATTAATATACATAGGAGATGAAAATGAATAAAACAAGATTCTTTTTATTCCCTTACATAGCTATCAAGCACAATGAATATGTATATGGGAGACAATTATACACCGTCACTGGTGATCTGTCTATACAGGAAGTTGAACATTACATAGAAGTGAAAAAAGAGTGCGATAATGTGATAATTACAGGTATATTTGAACTATCAGAAGAAGATTACTTAGCAAGTAATAAAAAATAATAAAGTATGAAAGATTTAATATTAATGATTATAGCCTTTGTAATAGTTGCTGCCTTTGTTGGACACATGGAGATAAATTTATCTCCATTTAGTATCAAACTACCGATGTGGCATAGAGTAGTATGTATGATTCTACTTCTTATTACATATATACTTTGGAATTTTGGAGAAAGACAAGATGCCTATTCGAAAGGATTACAAGAAGGTATGAGAATAACTTTGGAGCAAATTAAAGAAAAATATGGAAAATAAAAATATTTATATATTAGAAGCATCCGCTTATCATTGGGCGAAAGACGAACATATCTCTTTGTTAGAACAAAAACAATGGATCGGATATGGAGATATAGGCAAAGACAAGCTGGAAAAAACAATGAAACAAATAGCAAAGCTTTGGCAAGAAGTTTATATCGACAACAGAGATGATACGCAGGTTATAATCCATTTGTATTCTACCGTTCAAAGCAATGGGTTAATATTGAAAGATGACGTTTGCGATTATAAAATAATTGGAGGTAAATAGCAATGAATACAAGCTTTGAAAAAACGGCTAATACCACCGATGAATGGTACACGCCAAAGGAAATTATAGACGCATTGGGAAAGTTCGATTTAGATCCATGCGCACCTTTAAATCCATTGTGGAGGACGGCTGTTGTGATGTACGACAAGAATATAGATGGATTATCTCGGAAATGGGAAGGTCGTGTTTGGCTTAATCCACCTTATTCAAAGCCTTTATTCGATAAATTCATAAAAAGAATGATTGAACATGATAATGGTATATTGTTGACTTTCAATCGTTGTGATACAAAGATATTCCAAGAACATATATTTTACACAGCTAAGGCTATGCTCTTTATAAAAGGTAGAATTAAGTTTTTTACTCCTGATGGAAACCAAACTGGGACTCCCGGTTGTGGAAGCGTCCTAATAGCCTTTGGAGAAAATAATGCCGAAATATTAAGAACTTGTAATATTGCAGGGAAATATGTACGAATAAATTAAGGATTATGAAAGAGAAAGAAATAAAGCTTTTGGCAAATGAAGCTCATGTTTTACAGGAAAGACTACTAGACATTGAAGATTATATTTGGAATAATATTAAAAGTGAAGTAAAGGCTAAATCTTCTTTTGGCGAATATGCAAGTCTTGTACGAATAGTTTTTTACCCAAATTTCATTAATGTTAAAGTTTATGATTCCGGTTATGATCTATATGAAACCGAAATTATCAAATTTACCCACGAACAATTATCTGAATTAATGCCATGAGTGATGAACAGATAAATGAGCTTCTTCGGCTAACGAAAGAAAACAATGAAATGCTTGCTAAGATAATCTCACACATAGAAAAAATCACCGATGATGATTATTTAGCCAAGCATTTACTTCAAGAATTTATCAATAACGTTGTAGCCGACTTGTTTGCAGACATGCTCCTTCAACCAAAAGGGAGAGGTCATATCAATTCGGAAGAAATAAAAGATATTATTAATCAGTTAAAAATGTAGCTTTATGACAATAAGTACAAAATATGATATTGGAGATATGGTTTGGTTTATGTATGACAATATCTGTGTATTAAAGAAAGTTGAAAATATAAACATAGACGTATATCACAAGTATGTCCAATATATGTTTGATGAAAATAGTATATGGTTATCTGAAAAGCATTTGTTTTCTACAAAAGAGGAACTTCTAAAATCATTATAGTAATATGACAATAGGAAACTTTTTGGCATTCATTATAGGACTGTTTATCGGTCGTATCTTAACTTGTCTTGGAGATAAAACTTATAAGTTCTTAAATAGACCAAAGAAAAAATTAGAGAATAAAGAACCATTAATCTTTGATGGAGTCGATGACTTTGTTAAATGCGCAGAAAACTCTCTTAAAGATTATACAGTCATTAAAGGAGATAGCTGGTCGGCAGGGAAAGGACATAGCCATATTATTATTCTTGAAAATAAAGAAAATGAAAAAAGAGACGAATAAATTTGGTAGTATGAAATATTATTCGGATATTTGCCGATGTATTAGAAGTAGTGAGCTAATACGGACATATTAATAGACTTTTTTTTAAGTAACAAAAATATATTCTTAAATCCGTACTGTTCTCACTACCTTGACAGTACGGATTTTTTTATGCCGTATTGGATTTTTCTAATACGGCTTATTTTTGTATCGGCTAGAAACCTCGATTAATAAGTCTTTCGCCAAGAGTAAAGCGCACGTTTAGGCAAGCTGGGGATTTGGAACAGCAGCGTGCATGTGGTATAGACACATAAGTTCTAAAAGTAGATTCATCTATATTAGTAATCTGCCACGATTGAAGGGAATGATGGCGACAGGAATGTTGTTAAAATTTGGATAACTTCATGTGTAAATTTGATTTTGGAGAAATTTATTTCTTTTTCTAAAGGGGATTTACACTCTTTCAGCTAAATTCAAGCTCTTGGAATATTGATTAATACATCTATTATGAAAGTTAATACTAAATATACTAAAGAACAAATAGAATGGATAAAGAAGCATGCTTTAAATGATGATTATAAAGCTTATATATATCCTAAAAAACAATGTAAAAAAAGAAAGAAGAGAATTATATCAACTCATACTTTTAAAGTTGAAAGAAACCCTTCTTATAATGAGCAGTTGAAGGACAAGAGATGGCTTGATAGACGTTTGCAAATTCTTAAAAAGAAAGGAGCAAAATGCAGTAAATGCGGTTCTACCTCAAATTTACAGATTCATCACCTAAGGTATATAAAAGGTAAAATGGCTTGGGAATATAAAGATAAAGACTTGATAGTTTTATGTGAAACATGCCATGAAAAAATTCATTGCCTGGATTTAAAGAAAGAATTTTATTCAATAACTAAATGAATATGGAGAATTTTAAAGAACTTACATCAAAATACGAAGATAGAAAATTTTTCGAGAAAGATCCTGTTTCTTTCCTTTGGAAGTATAAAGATAAGCGAGATATTGAAGTCGCAGCAGTAATCTGTTCTACCCTAGCTTTCGGCAACCGTCAACAAATCTATAAAGCTTGCGAAAAGACATTGGCTATTATGGGAGAATCTCCATACAGGTATATAAAAAACAAGCATTGGGAAAAGGGTGATGTTTGTTGGTATCGTATGCTAAAATGGGATGATTTTTATACGATATGTAAACGCCTATTTGGTTTTTATACAATAAATGTGGATTTAGAAACTGCTATTTATAATAAATCAATAAATGAGAATATAAGTTATCTTGAAAGCATCGTTTCTTTCTTTGATGGTATAAATGGATTTCCTAAAAATACATCTTCATGCTGCAAAAGGCTCAACCTTATGCTTCGTTGGCTAGTCCGGCAGAATAGTCCAATAGATGTAGGAATATGGAAGTCATTGGACCAATCAAAACTTCTTCTTCCGCTTGATGTTCATTCCCTTAATACTCTAAGAGAAATTGGAGCAATCACAAGAAAGAGCAATGATATGAAAACAGTTGTAGAAGTGACAGAATGGGCTAAAACAATATGTCCTAACGACCCTGCAATCCTTGATTTCTATCTATTTGGCAAATCGTATGAAGAAGCACATCCGAAAGAATTTGAAGAGCCAGAGGAAGTTCCAATGAAGCCTAACCAAATATTGCTGGTAAGTGTTTATCAGGTAATGGCTCTAAATGAAATGTGCAACTGTTGCGTTTTGGATATTGAACCATCAATTAAAAATAAAGATAAAGAAACCAAGAAACTATTTTATGCCGCAAAGAAAAGGGTAAATTGGTATCAAAAGGAAGTTAATAACCTGACTATTTCCAGTGGAACAGTTTATGTTGACTTTAATGATAACTTAGACCTTTACACACAGCCACTTTTACTTAAATATCGTCAAGCATTAGAGGATTATCTATCGACTATTAAAGGTGTCGAAAATCCGTATTTTGCATCATTAGTAGAACTAGCACGCTCAATGACGAAACTTTCTATTATCGAAATATCGAATAGAATAAAAGAATGTATTAAATTTGCAGAGGATTCTATTGCTTTGAGGCACTACAAACAGCAAGAGTTGTTGGATATAATAAATAACCTTGTAAAATGGGTGTTTAGGAAATCGGAAGATATAAACTACAATGATAGCCCTGAATGTGTAGAAGCATATAAGAATCTAGTAGATGCATATCAAAACCCAAATATTATTGGTGAATGTATTATTAAAGCTCAACAATTAAACGATAAAGAAGATGAAAGTAAAATTTAAGAAAACGCATCCCGATGCTAAAGAACCGTTCAAAAAATATAACAAAGATTTCTGTTATGATTTATATGCAACATCATGTGAGCAAATAGCTCCAAACGTATATAAATATGGATTAGGATTGGCATTTGAAATAAATAGAAATGTTGCACAAAATTTAGGTTGTATGTTTAATATAACAATGGCAGATCAATATATTAATCAAGAGATGATTTTTCATAATACGCCAATTATATTATCTCTTGATTTCCGTCCTCGGTCAAGTGTTTGGGAAACTGGAATGGTATTAAGTAATTGTGTTGGCACTGTTGATGAACTTTTTCGTGGAGAGGTATCAGCAGTATTTTATCATGTAATGCCTAACATGCCTAGATATGAGATCGGAGATAGAGTTGTTCAATGTAAATTGGGTCTTACTTTGCCTATTGAATGGGAAGAAGTAGAAGAATTGTCAAAAACAGATAGGAATGAGAATGGATATGGAAGTACTGGCTTAAAATAAATGTCATGGGATTTATTCAAAAAGCTTTTTTAAGAGCAAACAATAAGAAAATATTAGATAAACTAAAGGAACTTGGTTATCATATTTGTCCTTGCTGTTATTTTGATAGAGCTGTATGGATTCATATATGTATTCCTACCCAATCTATTCATGGCATTGGCTATCCTGATGAGTGTTACAATCTTCCTTTGGAGCAGGAATTAAAGCGTTTTTTATCTGAAAAAGAAGAAAACGATATTGATTGCGGTGAAAATGAAAAATTATTCTATTTTATTGCTGCACTCCGAGATGATACCGATGACAGACAAGTCTTTACTAACAATAAAGGAGATTGGGGTATATATCATGATAACGAATTAGAAGGAGGATTATCAGGAATCGAATTTATGTATCTACCCAAAGATAATGATACAGATAATTATCATAAGGCTAGTGTTGAAGAATTAAAATTGTTGTTTAAGAAATGAGTAATACAGGACATAAATGGATCTACCGCAGAATAATACCTCGTCTTAAAAACCCAATAAGGTATAAGGTTCGTGTATATTACGGTGCTAAAAGTATTGATGTCGGCATGTTTAGAACATTAGAAGATGCTCTAAAAAGACGCAATCAATATATCAAAGATAATAATATAAGCGAACTTGCATTGAAGAAATATAACACACGTAATGAAAATAAAGATTAAACATGGGGAAGTATTTTAGCATTGAAGAATTATGTCGGTCAAATACAGCCGATGCAAAAGGGATAAAAAATATTCCTAATGATGAGCAAAAACGAAACTTAGAGGCGTTGATTAATAAAGTCTTAGACCCTTTAAGAGAAGCGTATGGTAAACCTATTATTGTTAGTAGTGGTTTCAGAAATGTAGAATTAAATAAAGAAGTAGGTGGAGTTCCTACAAGCCAACATCAAAAGGGAGAAGCAGCAGATTTAGACGTTGGTTCAGTAGAAGAAAATAAAAAATTATTTGAATTAATTCAAAAGTTAAATTTACCATTTGACCAATTAATTGATGAAAAAAAAATGTCATGGATTCATGTATCTTATTCATCATCAAGACAAAGAAAACAAGTATTGAAACTTTAGAGAAGAGGGGCTATTTAGCCCCTTCGCTTTTTAGTGATTGCAACTCCATAATTTCATTTGTAAGTTGAAATCTTAATTTCTCAAAATCACAATGAGGTAAATCTCTTAATAAGTCATTGATGGCTTGATTAATCAAATATTCTTTTCTAAGAATAGCCAACTTTATCGCATCATATTTAACCTTCTTGATTTTCATAGGCAAGTGTTATTTTTCGTTTTGGAGAATACTATTTATCTTTTCCTCTGTGAAACCAAATTGTTTTGCAAACTTCATAAAAGACTTCTTTTGCTTTTCGGGAATAAGTGCAAACATAGAGTTGATAGGTTTATCACTCTGTAATGCTTTCTTGAAATCTTTGTTTTTCATATTATCATTTCTTTATTCTACAACAATCACATAAATATTTCTTTGCCGAATCCCATGTCTTATCTATGATGTAATCACCTAAATATTGTATTTCCTCACCATGAGGGCTTATATCATAAGTAAGGCATATATGGTCTGCTAAGTGTCCTGATTCATGAGACCAAGTTTTTTCAAACTCTTTTGCACTGCTCGTTCTACCTATAACAATTACACTTTTATGCGCTAAGTGATTAGAAAATGTAAGTCCGTTATTATATCCACATGTAGTTAGATTTTTATAAGCTCTTTTAAGAGACTCTTCTCCACATTCGATATATTCTAATTCCTCTATTACATCTTCAAAATATTTGCAAGTATAATCGTAAAAGATAGTAACAGTCCAATCGTATTTAGATAAATATATTGTTTTTATTTCCATAATATTTAAAAAAAGGCACATTTTAAGTGCCTAAAATTAAAGCATATCTTCCCAATTAATGGCTATCCCAAAACCATACATATCAGCAAGAAAATGGCGAAATGCTTTCTCGGTAGATGGATAATCAGGATCATCAATATATGCTTTTATAAAATGGGCTAATTGATCTTCCGATGTAATTACCGTTCCCCAATAATCCGCTTTAGCCATGTGTAGAACATACAACCCATTATAACCATTATCTTTTTCAAGTTCAACACCATATCGTTTAAGTAATTCATCATACTTTTCTTTCGGTATTGGTGTGATTTTCCCTTCTTTAGTTTTCATCATAGATACAGCAAAATCACACATTTTTTTAGAAAAGTTGAACCCATAATTTTGTAGATAAATCCGCATATCTTCCGGGATATTATCATATAAATCAAAGCTTGCTCCTTTTTTCATGTCTTTTAGTATTAAAGGGGGACTATTATATCCCCCTTAGTTTGTATTAGCGACGACGACGACCACGACCAGAGCCTCTTACACCTCTGCGTTCTCCCATCATTTCTTCATCATCGTATTCATCGTATCTATTCCCGTAAGAACCACCACGACTACCACCACCATAAGAACCGCCTTGTCCGCTACGTTCTCCCATTGATTCCATTTCGTCCCAAAGGGTTTCGAAATCTTCTTTTAGGCATTCAAGACTCTCTTTGAAGTCCTTAAAGGCTTTTCCTAATCCACCTTTTCTTTCGCCTTCCATTATTTCAATCATTCCCATAATATTATTATTTAGAATTTGTTGTTTTGGGTTTATTAGACGTATTCATTTCCATCAAAAGAGATTTTATATCTCCCAATCCATCTTTTACGGATTTAACCTCTTGTTCCAATGAATTAATCCTATCTTCTTGTTGCTTTTCTTTGGCAAATTGAGGATTTAGTTCTTTTAAAATACTATCACAAGATTCTATAACAGATTTATGATATGGAACGCTTTCTACAATTTGCTTACTAGTTTGCATCATTGCTTCAACTTCCGAAATGATAGCCTCTTTCTTTTCGGAAACAATCACATTTGGATAAGCAAACATTTCACCATTTGCTGGTAATTTTTGAAAGTCTAAAACTTCCTCGCCACATCTTACCTTAATGTCAATAAGCATTTCTGGTTGAGGACTATAAGGTACTGACGGATTATAAGTAGGATATTTAGGGACAGGTGAACTTACAGATTCAATCTGTCCTATCTTAACTGTTGGTCTTTCTCCTTTAGAAAGAACATATATAAAACCACCTTGTCTACTTGATGAAAACATATAATAAACTTTTAATTTGTTTTACATAGACGGGATTTTACTCCCGTCTATAGATTCACTTACTTGTTACTGATATAGGTGCAGGGGTTGTTCCGCCTGTCTGAAAATTGACAAAACGTATAATCCCCTCTCTTTTATTGATAAAAGCAAAGACCTCTTTTGAGTTTGTTATATCAGAACCAATAACATTTGAACTGTTATGATCTATAACATTTACTTTACTTTCACCATTATTAGAAGAAGAACTCCCTACATTTGTACTATTATTGGACGTTGGAATAGCAATCGTTACAGGCAGTGCTTCACCACCTGTTGGAACTGCTTGGTTAACTTGCACAGTCACATAACATTCACAAGGAAGCTGATTATACAGACATTTGTCAATCCCATAGTCTACACTCGTCTCTGATAAGGCTACGTTTGTTGTCGGCAACTCAAATATACAGAGTTGTTTCAAACAAGAACGTTGTCTTGTCGGAATAGCTGAACCGAGACCACCCGTCCACCAGTAAGTACCAAAAGGATTTAAAGGATTTCCATACATAATATTTTCCTTTCTTTAAATTTTTACTATCTTTGTATCGGGATAGACAAGAGTAATTAACTTGTTGATAAGAGTAAACCGAAGCTCTTCCCTTTCTTTTGAATCTTCGGTATCATTTAATTCGGTAATCAAATGAATAACAAAGAATTTATCGAGAGTATAACCCTCGAAGGAGAAGAATGGCGTGACGTAATCGGATATGAAGGACTGTATATGGTATCTTCATTTGGAAGAATTGCCTCCTTATCTCGTAATGTAAAAAACAGATATGGAATTAAATCGACAAAACAAAGAATACTAAAACCGACTATTAGGAAATTAAAAGAGAGTTATTCTTTATATACTGTTTCATTATGGAAAAATAATATAAAGAAAACTGTAACTGTTGCTACAATAGTAGCTAAGTCTTTTTTACCTAACACAAATAGCAGTTTTGAAATAGACCATCTAGATGGCAATCCATTAAACAACAACGTTGAAAACCTAAAATGGTGCAGTCATACTGAAAATGTAAATAATCCAATAACTAGGAAAAGGAATTCTCTTTCTAAAATCGGGAAATTTAACACCTCTAAAAGCATACCTGTTGTTCAATTAAAAGATAACATTTTAGTTAAGGTATATCCTTCTATGGCAGAAGCCCAAAGAGAAGGATATTCTCAAAGTAAAATCTCTCTGTGTTGCAACGGATTTATAAACCATTATAAAGGATTTATTTGGAAAACGCTATCAGATTACGAAATTATTACCAACATGTCAAAGAACGCTTTATCTAAAACCAATACTTAGCAGCCGCAGTTACTATAAGGTGTCGCATTCACATTTACAGGCACGCTATAATTAACTGGAATCATACTACCCATCGCCGGAATGTAAGGAATTGTTACCGTTTCCGGTTGACGGCATTCAATTTTAGCCAATCGAGCACTTAAATCGCTAAGAGCAGCATTTACAGGCGCAATAGTTTGAGCTTGGAAAGCTTGGATATTTCTTGTCTGTGCATCGTTAGAAATTTGAGCAAGCAAAGTACTCTTATCTTCACGAAGCTTATCAATTTTATCAAGCAAGTTCTGATTCTGCATAGCATCCAATTTAGACAAGATAGCTTGCGTATTAGCAGTTGCTCCATCACGTAAAGCCAAAGTGTTCTGATTTGCAGTGTTAACCAATGTATTGGTCTGATTGCAAATAGACAACTGATTTTCATAACCTTGCGTAGTAATAGCATTCTGTGTCTTGCAGCAACAATCTGCAATAGCCTGTGCAATCTGACAATTTCCAGATTGAATGCTATTGATAATTTGTTGGCTTGACATACCCACTTGATTACCAACACCTTGAATTTGTGTCATAACGCCATTAATAGACTGTTGAATTTGTCCAACTGAACAATTCAAATTGGTAGCTAAAGTGTTAATAGCCTGACCATTTCCTTGAATAGCACTCATTAGTAATTCCCTTCCTGCATCATTGTTAATCAAATTTGGAATACCAGCGACACCATATCCGCCACCATTTCCACCATCGTTACAACCATTATTACCCCAACCATTACGACCGAAAAGAGGGAAAAGGAAGAATAAGAAGATAATCCATAAGAACCATGAGCCATCTCCACCAAAACCGTTTCCATTTCCTTTGCTATTCAAAGCCATTAACAAGTTAGGATCAATACCTTTCTGCTGCAAAAGTGGAGCAAGCATAGCCATCATTCCACTTCCGCTTCCACTCCCTGCATCAGGTGTGTAAACCACTGTTCGATTTTCTGACATAAATATTACTTTTTAATAGTTATAGTTTCAATATTGAAACCGTACAAAGAAAGTAATATATCTATAGAGAATTATTACAATTCATGTCAAGTTCGTGGGTTGTTCATAGATTCATATTCTTCTTTGTGCATCCATTTAAATCCACCTGCTGTTTTTCTCTTTTTATTGCAGCAAGAGCTTATTTTTGAAGATAATTCTCGTTTCCCATTTGTATCAATTGCAGCATCGGTCATGCTTGCGTATTCTTTTATAAAATCTCCGTTTTTATTCAATTTTATAACGGGATTTCTTAACCCATTTTTAGGCTTCCCCTTTTGAGAATTAGAAAGATTTATTTTAGTAATTTCATTGTTCCCATTTTCTTTATATGTAGCCCAACGGAGATTTTCAATTCTATTATCATGACGAATAGTATTAATATGGTCTATACAAGGCTTATTTTCTGGATTAGGTATAAATGCTTCGGCTACTAAACGATGGACTTTCTTTAGTTTGCGAATCTTATTTTTACATAACCATACTGTACGATAACCATTACTCCAACCTATATATAGATTCTTGGCGGGTATTTTCATTACTGAACCCTTAACATAAGGTGTATAATGTTCTAACATACGAACATTACCTAAATTACTTACTTGATATAGTCCTTCATATCCAACTACATCTTTCCATTCTTCATTTTCCATGTTTACCAATTTTGATTTATCCCAAATAGTAGTAGAAAAAGGAGAAAGAAGATTTGGGAACTTCCTTATCATTGGGTAGCTACTCCCAACTATCTCCGTTGCAAATATAATTATATTATTTATCATCGCCTAGTTTTTCTTTAATTTCTTTTAATTTATAGCGGAACGAATATTTCTTATTTTTAACATTAATTGTATTTCGTATCTTATTTGCTAAAGATTTACTAACACCTGTCATATTTGAAATTTCTTTATCTGTAAATTTATCACATAGTAAATGGATTAATAAATATCGTACATCAACGACTTCTTCATTGTTAGAAGAAAATATTTCACTGGGTGATATACCAGTTATTTCACACACTTGTTTTTTAATATTAGAATATATACAAAAATCCATATATAGTATTTAAATTTTACATGATAAATCTATAAACTATCTACAAGATATACTATACAATATTTTAGTGCTTGTATTATGTTATTTATCAACGTATTATGAAATATTCCCGAATATATTTGGAAGGTAGTGTACTAATTAGTACATTTGTGTCCATAATAGTACACTATGACTTTAGAACTTGATGTAGCAAAGAAAATAGATGAGATTGAGAAAATAGTCTGCACTCATTTTGGAGTGACAGAACAAGAACTTGTAAATAAAGAAAGGATGGAAAATGTCGTATCGGCTAGAGCTTTCCTTTTTTATATATTACATTATAAGTTGGAAATGTCTCCACTAACAATTAGTAAGGTATATCCAAGACAACCTCGATCTATAAAAAAAATGTGTGCTAAAATAAAGAATGGATTGAAATTTCACAAGGTATATACTTCTATTTATGAAGATTTACTGAAAAAAATAGAACCAATTCTACCAAAAGACTTAGACAAATTTTGGAATAGAGAAAATTAGTACTATATTTGCAGCGTCAACCACAACTGACAAGAAGAAATTGCTAATTTATTAGCGGAGTGTTCCGGGAAGATGTGTTGTGGCTCTTTTCGGAACATTCTTTTTATACTATTATGAACAATATCATCTTATCAAAAGAAAGTTCTAATGAGGAATTGAAAACGTACTTTAATGCAGTACTTGAATTATCTCAATCTAATAATGAGTTTCCCGTCAATCTTGATGATGTTTGGATGCTTGTTTATGGAAGGAAACAAGAAGCTGTAAGAGCATTAACATCAAATGACCAATTCATAGAAGGAGTTGATTATCAGTCGGTGCGCAAAGATGCGCAGCAAGATTTAGAAAATTCATGGGGTGGGAATAACAAGGTAGATTACAAATTATCCATTTCTTGTTTAGAGTTCTTTATAGCTCGTAAAGTAAGACCTGTATTTGAAGTATATCGACAAGTGTTTCATAAGGCTATAAACAATCTAGTTTTGCCGAAAACATTTGCCGAAGCTCTAAGATTAGCTGCTGAACAAGCCGAACAATTGGAAAAACAGCAAGCTCGTATTGAAGAAATGAAACCAAAAGAAGAGTTCTTTGACCAAGTAACTGATAGTAAAGACGCCTGCGATATGGCTACTGTGGCAAAAGTTCTTAATATGGGGATTGGAAGAAATAAACTTTTTGAAATTTTAAGAGATAATAAAATTCTTCAAGGGAATAATCAGCCGATGCAGCGTTATGTAGATTCATGTTGGTTTAGAGTTATAGAAACTCAATTCACCAAACCTAATGGAGATATATGCATAAACTTTAAGACTATTGTATATCAAAAAGGAATAGAAGGCATACGAAAATTACTAGCATCATTGGGATATAAGAAAGCCGGAAATTAATCCGGCTACTCTTTCCTGAAAACAATACTAGTCTGTTATTTCAACTTTGTAATTCATTAATGCGTTATAAACTGCTTCTGATATATTTTCTTTATATTTATTCGCTAATTCCTTTAAATAATCTTCTTTAGCTTTTTTATAAACTTCAAAAGCTTCATCTGTGCTATTATAACAACCAAGATATGTAGGAATACCATATTTTGATATTCTTGCTTGGAAAACATTATTTCCTTTATCAAAATACATTCCTATTGGATATTTACCTCTCCTATTTTTATCATTCATGACTGCTAAATTAATTTCTTTAGGAACTACACAACAGGTTTCAGGAGAATAAACCTTATTCCCTTTGATAAGAATGTCTTTGTCTATGTTATATCCTTCTTTATAATTTTCATCATACCATTTAGCAAATTTTTGAAAGTCTAGCCATTCTTCACAAATTATACAGTTGGAATAAGATGGATGCCTCCTATCTTTATTAAGACATCTTTTACGTATTCCCATCCAAACATTATAATAAACAGTATGCTTACCATTTAATTTGGATGGGAAAAAGCCGCTTTTAAATTTTACTTCGTTACCATTCAATTTAGGTTTAACTTTACCCTTTTTAGCGTTATATCTAAATACGATATTTTTTTGATTAAAATCTTCCCAAAATATTATACATTTACTATTTGGAAGTAAATCATCTACAATATATTTACCATATTTATTATAAAAAACATCTCCTTTTTTCATTTTTTTTCAGCAAATATAATCAAAAATCCAAAAGGTGGCTTTAGTTGAAGTATTATATAACAGTTTTTAACGCAGCACCTCCATTAGGATGGTCGCCACTGTATGTAATAACACTTGCTAATCTATCATCTATGCTTCTCAAAAGTTTAGTTTGATTTGCAAGCTCACTGTACATTGGGTTCTGCAATGGGTCCAAGCTAGTAAATGCAGTAAAGAAATTATTGATAACCATATTAGTATCTGCTACAAAATATCTCATTGAATTAAGATAAGCTTCAATAACATTAGCGGTTTCTTCCGTCACACCTTGAATACCTTTGTTAAGAGTAGAGCCATTGTCCTCTCCACCAGTAATTGGTACACCGAAATTCTCTGATATTGTTTTGAAATACTCATTTAAAGCAGGCATCGTTTCTTCAATTTGTTTCTGCAACGCTTTTAATTCATCATCAGATAAATATGAATCCGAACCGATCATATTATTCAGATTATTCATTATTGGTTCTAAGAATTTTTCTATTCCTCTTAGAGCCAACTGTTTCATAATTACATTATTGATATATTCATCCCATTTATCTTCTAATGCTGTTAATCCATCGCCTGTTTCTTTATAGGCTTCTAGCCAAGCAGATGCAAATTCTTCTGCGGCAGATTTCATGTCTGCTCCGCTACCAAAGCCACCAAGTTCAGCTATTTTTTGATTTTGAAGTTCATTTGCCTGTTCTTGCAAATCAGTTATAGCTTCTTTCCATTCATCTATTCTATCCCAATCTGTATCTTTCTTATCTTCTTCGGCAGCTATCATATTTTGATAACTCTTGATTTGGTCTTGAATATTACGTTGAGCATTTTCAGTACTCATATTCAGAGTATCAATAGTATATGCATTTTCTATTGCATCACCTAATCTTTGATAAGCCTTTTGAAGCTTTTCTACTTGCTTTATTTCTTCTTGAATGGTTTGCTCTCTTCTAGCATCATGTTGCTTATTTAATGTTGTGAAAATAGATGTTATAGAGCCGACTGCATCAGATATAGCCCCTGCAAAATTTAAATTCTTGAAATTATTCCAAGAGGACATAACTCTTTCGTTAACATTACCTAATAATTCTCCAGCTTGTGATACTTCCCTCCAAGCCCCTTTATTAACATCGACTCCTTTACTTTCAGCTAAATCCTTGAACTGATTCATCAAGTCCAAAGTAGCATTGATTGATTGATAAATTCCAGTTACTATTCTATCAACTGCGGCAAGAGCGGCAGTTGACATACCTGTAATTTTACTTAATTTATTGGAAATACCACTTAGATTACCTTGTGATATTTTTAATTTATCATTCGAGCTATTTAAGGCATCGTTTGCATCTTGCAATTCTTCTGTTGCAGAAACAAGGTCATCTTTTGCAGAAGCATCAATCCCTACCTTATTTCTAGCATTTTCTAATTCTGCCTTTGCACTTTCAAGTCTTTGTTCAGCAATCTTTCGTTCCTCAAGGAGTTTATTATAATTTTCTTGTTCTTTGTTAAATTCTTTTTGAAGTTTGATAATTTGTCTAAATTCAGCAAAAGCACCCTTTTTGAAAGGTGATTTTACTTCTCTTAGACGCTCATTCATTTTATCAATAAGGTCGGTATAAACCTTTAAATCACTTGCATTAAGATTCCCGGCTGACTCATTAATTAATTGTTGAATCCGAGCAATCATAACTTCAAGTTGAGATGCTGAATAAGCGGATAAGTCCCCCATAGCTTGAATATATTCAGGAGTTTCTTTGAACTTATCTGTATTAATCTTGCTAACTTCCTTATTTACTTTCTCTGTGACATTTTTAACGACTGTCGCATATTGTTCGGCATTCAAGCTTCCTTTATTAAAGAAATCAGTGGCAAAGCTGATTTCCAGTGCTCCTGAATTTTGTACTTGTTTAACCTTGTCTACAGATTGTTCTAAATAATTATACAATAAATCAGAACGTCTTTTAAGTTCGTTCTTTTGATTATCAGTTATTTTTTTCTGTATCTTGAAATAAGAATCAAGTTCTTTTTCTCCTAATTTTGTAACATCGGGATATTTTTCCTCTAACGCTCTAGCTATATCGTCCAACGTAGTTACATCAATGCCAAACAGATTTTGAATCAGATCTTTAGGAACACCTTTAGCCTCCAATTCGATATACAGTTGATAACTATTAAACATTGAGTCCATTTGACGTTCAAATTCACTGATATTATCAAGAGTCGCTGAAACTGTAATTTCTGAACGTAATTCACCAATGGTATTTTGCCAACTTCTCTTTAATGCTTCCGCTGATTTACCACTAATAGTATTAGAAATGGACTCCATCTCATTAGCTATCGAAGCCTTATCAAATTTAAGTTTTAATGGCTTATTGAATAATTTTTGATAAGCTGTTCCAAAAGATGAAGTTATAGTGCTTGTAGCATCTTCTTCTCCCATTGTCTGTCTTAGCTTCTCATATTGAGATTGCATTTTTTTCAATAAGTCTAATTGAGCCTTTATCTTACGCTCATAGGCTGTCTCTCCGGCTTTTTCGCCTTTCTTATCCGTATATCCAAAAAGTTTAGCTAGAGCTTGTTGAGCCTCCCCAGCTGATTTTGCTAACTGAATTGCGACTTTTTGATTCTTGTCTATATGAGGTGCAAGATTCTCAACTGAATTGGCATTTTCCTGCGCTGCTTCAATTAAGGCTTTACCAGCTGCAAAAATTTTATCTCTATATTCTTCTACATCTGTTTCTGCTGTAACAATTGGTAATTTTAAAGCGTTTTTCCCTTTTATTTCAGGCTTATTATTATATTCATTTACATATTCAGATAGTTTTTTTTGCAGGTCGGTCATTTCTTTCTCGACTTCCTTTTCGTCATAAGAAATGCTAATACCTAAATCTTGTTTTATTCTATTTTTTAAAAAAAAGCGTGCAAAATTGCTTTCCGCCCCGGCAGAAGATTTTATAAATGTTGCCATTCTCTTTCCTAAATCTTCTTGTTGCTCTTTTGATAAAGCTTTAAATTCAGCTAATGTAATATTTGCTTCTTTAAGAGCGTTATCTCTTAAAGAAACATAACTTTTGTTCATCTCCTGCATTTGAACTACTCTATTTTTATTAGCATCTTCTAAATCTTCAAGTGATTTTTCAGCTGTAATCCTTAGATTATTGAGCATACGATTTGATGTTTGAGTATGCGTCGCCAATGATCTAGCGTATGCTAAAAGAGCCTGTGTTTTTTCTTCAATAGTCGTATTACTATTTATTATTGAATTAACCTGTGTTTTAATAGAATCTGGTATTTCTTTTTCCGTTTTAAATAGGAATTGGATTTCTTTTACTAAAGAATCATAATCTCCTGTTAGATTTTTGATAGCTTTTTTTTGTCTATCTAAAGATTGTGTATAAGATTCTGCTTGTTCTCTAAAACTATCTCCAAATAAAGGAATTCCTGCTTGCATTAAGCGATTTAAGGTCTGCGTTCTTTCAAGTTCATCATTGTATTTTTTTTGTTCAGATGCTAATGATTTTATACCTTCTTTATTCTGCATTACCTTTGCGTATACTTCGGGATATTGCGTTTTTAGTATATTTAAAAGTTTCTGCGTTTTTTCTCTTTCTTCATTAGCTTTTTGTTCGGCTTCTTTATATTCTTGCGTTCCCTTCTTTACGTTTGATAAAGAAGATTCTGCATCTTCTTGTGCCTTAACTTGCTTCTCTATTTTATTTGTTAAAGATTCAAGATTGCTTTTTTGAGTATCTATTTGATTATTTAAAACATCGTATGTAGCACGAGTTTCGTCAAGTCTTTCTGTTAAATCTTTTAGATAGAAGATAGTTCCTGCAATAGCTGTAGCTACAAGAATCCACGGGTTTGCCTTTACAAAATTAAATGATTTTATTAGAGCATTTGTAGTATACCCAATAGCTTTAGTTAATCCACCTTGTGCTATCATTGCTTCGGCTGCCGATACGCCAATCTTTCTATTCGCTGCTGCTGCTATTGCAGCTTTTATAGAATATGTAACAAAAACTGCGCCTGCGGTATTTAATGCTATTGCAAAATCTCTCCATTGTGCAACTATAGTATTTAATATATTGATAAATCCTTTCAAAACTCCATCATTAGCCTTTCCTATCTCATTAAACATAACATCAAAGTTATCTTTAAGATTGGAAATCATACCTGCCAATGTCTCGGCTTGGATTTCTTGCATGTTATAAAATATACCTCCTGCTGACGTAATCCGTTTAAAAACTTCTTCTACATCACCAAAGGCAACCATACGTTTAGTTATTCTAGCTTGGACTTCGCCAACAGATACCATACGACCCTCTAGTTCTGTATACATAGTGGCAAGCTCTTGAAGCAATCCGACACCAGCTTCTGTAAATTGTCTTACTTCTGACGCACGTAAATAATTAGCAGCTTTTACTTGCCCGTATGCAAGAATAAGACGCCCCATGTCTACACCTAATCCTGCTGATACGTCAGCAAGCATTTTGGTCGTATCATATAGTTTATCAGCTTCAATTTTATATGCTGCTAATTGTTTTGTATAAGTTACCAATTCTTTTACTTGGAATGGTGATTTAACAGCTAATGCCACTGTTTTTTCCCATAAAGCGTTTGCCTCATCTTTGTTTTGCAAAATTGCTTGCAATGCTCTTTGCTGTAGTTCAAATTCTCCTCGTACAGAAACTAGCTTTTCCACATATCCCTGTATAGCTGAAACGCTAAATAATAATGCTATTTTCCTAGTTAATTGATCGGTAGTATTGAGTACACTACTTTGAGATCTTTTAACTCGTTCCATACTTTTTGCAACATTATCATTTGCTTGTTGAAGCCGTTGTGTTTCCGATGCTATTTTAGATAATTGGGAAGAGTAATCTCGTCCAGTAGAGTTTAAGGCTCTTTGTGCATTAGCTAATGCTTCAATCTTTCTTGCCCGTTGAACAATAGTGACCTCGCTTTTATTTAATGCTCTTGCGTATTGTTCTTCGGCTCTTGCTGCTTCTTGATTAGCCTTATTTGCTCTTGCGCTATTTTTCTTTTCTTCGGCTTTCGCAGCTTTATCTAATGCTATTGCAACCTTTTGAGCAGCTTTACCAAGTTCATCTTCCGCCTTCGCTTGTTTTTGCAGTAAGGATTGACCACTTCTATATAAAGCATTCAATCTTTCTAATTCTTCACGTTTTCTTTGTTCAGGCAAAGATTTTGAGTCGGATTCTAAACTTTTTAGTTTAGCTAAATTGTCAGCTACCTTCTTTTGCTCTAACTGGTAATTTACAATCGCTTGTTGTTTTTGTTGATATAATGCTATTGTTTGTTTGATTGATTCAGCTTCGGCTAGATTTGAAGCGTAATTAGACTGATCTTCTTTTGATAATACACCACCCTTACCACTTTGTATTTGAGATAAAGTGTTTTCATATTCTTTGATTGAGCGATTTATTGCATCTAACCGCTGTTGTTGTATCTTTAAGTTCTCATTAATACCTTGCCATGCCAAAACAGAATTATTGGCAGACGATGATTGAGAAGATATATATTTTAATTGATTCAGCTTATTCGCAACTTCGGCTATTCCAGCAGCAGCCTTTTCCGAATCACTCGTGTATTTTTTTAACCCTGACCCTAAATCTAATTTACCTATATTTTTTAATGCATCAAGCCGTTTTATCAATGGGTCAACAGATAAAGCCATGCTCGAAAATGCTTGATTGAACCTGTTTGCTGTTTTTTCGCTACTTTCAGCTATAGCATTTATTTTAGTATCTGCTAATTCTAGTTTCTTTAATACCTCATCAGGTATTGTTAATACATATCCTGTTGCTCCCATTGTTATTATTTATTTTTGATTAAAAATTGGTATGCCAAAATCGTTTTTAAATAAGTCGTCGGCTGAATTTATTTTTGGTGCTTTGTCTTTTTTAGCTTCTTCTTCTGACAAATATTCAATATGAGTTGTATCGTATTGTGCTAGCAATATTTGAGGAACTGTCATGTGCCACATGTATTGTTCCATTGTAACAGAAGGATAAGCTTTTATAAAATCAAACATTTCCCCGTAGCTTGTTCTTGCGATGACTGTTTTCGTTCTTCCATCTTCGTCTTTCTTTCCAGTGTCATTTGGCGGAACGTCTGTGTCAACTCTGTAATTGCAAAAAAAAACTCAACTGACAATAAGTTAAGAACTTCAAATAGAATAGTAGCCCAATCTTTCATGTCTTCACACTCCCAAAACAGAGCATCATATACTTTGTCATATTCAGGGTCACCACTTTTAATATGGTTTTTATTATTCAACAAAGCAAGCGTCAGAATACGACAGACAGATGGCATATTGATAGAAAGACCTTGTAATACATCACTAAAGGTCGCCTTTTCTACTTTATTTATTTGTGCGGCTTCTTTAGCTATCAGCCACATTATACCGGGTTTCAATGCTGTAATTTCCCATTCTGTATCTTTTAATTTTAAAAGGCTAGGGCTGTCAGTCATAATCTGTACAAGACGTTCCATAGCTTCATCAGAAACAGGATCTTTTATCGTTTTATATGTTATTTTACTATTTGTCATATCTTTTAAAAAAACAAGGGAAGGAGTAACCTCCCTCCCTTTTATTAAAGAATTGTATTTTTATTTTTAGACGTAACTCTATTAGAAGCTACCGCTGTTTCTCCGATTGAGCTTTCTAGGGAATTAGCCGGAGATACTGATTCCCTTACGCTCCCCCCGTGCCATCTAATGACATATCTGTAGGCGGAACGGTATAATTATAAATCATAGCCAAAGGAGTCAATGTTGCAGTATCTGCCCCATATTTGAACTGAACAGCCTGCGCTGATCCGCCAAGAGCAATACGACCGATAGAAGTACTCATTGAATCAAGAGTAATTGTCGGACTCAATTGCAATTTCGGCAATACAACAGCGGTATATTTACTGCCATTTTGAAATACCATGTCGATACGAGCAAATTTCTCTACATAGCCATCAGGCGCATAGGCGTTCTTACCTGTACCAATGGTGAATCCTAGCAAATCTTTTAAGAGTTCTGCCTGCAAATCTCCAATTTCAGTAGTAAACGTATAGTTACCTGCTTGAATGTTATTAATGATTGGAGTTGAAGATAATTCATTTTCAATAGGATTTTCAGTATTATCCTCTTGTGTGATAGTTGTTGAATCACGAATAATATCCATACATTGCCAAGTTTTTGTACCGGGTTTACCATCTACATACGGTGTTACATATAAAAACTTGGGATTGTAGATAATGGAGTTAGCATTACCTTTTCTAGTTTCTGTAACTGTTAATGCCATAATTTTTTATTTTTAAACGATTAATAATTGAATTTCTACTATATTACAATGCATCTTAGCATCACTGTCAAAATCAGCAAATGTGCCTTTCTTGCTAACTGTATAAGACGCATTTTTATTGTTTTCTAAAGCTTCATTTAGAGCTTTTTCGAGTTTAGACATTACAGCAACATTCTTACGTCCATTGCTGAATGGCTTTGCATATAACCAAACTAATACAGTTCCTACACCATAGGCATTCAAATCTTGGATAGAATTAGCACAGTCAATCACAACAAGGTCAGACCAAGTAGTATCAATATTTGTAGGGACAGTTGTAAAGAAAGTATTAGAAGATACTTTTTCATCCAATAATTCATTGAAAAAGGTTTCAATAGTTGATATATTTAATAAATTCTTATCCATTTACTTTCCCGTTTTGAATTATAGAAACTTTAGCTTTACCTACTTCTTGTGCCAATGCTCTAATGTCATCTCCAATCATAGATATAACTTTATATTTCCTACGTAAATTACCTCCGCCTAATTCTAATATTCCACCATAAAATATGGCTACTGCAACGACAAGCTGCATTCCCTTATCTTTTGGCTTATAATCATCGAAAAATTCAGAGATAGCTTGTCTACCTGTAATTGCCTCTTGTTGATATGGATCGTATTTAGAAGTTGTTGCAGCTTTACTAAAATACATTTTACTATTTGGATAAAGTTCGCCATTATAAAAAACTGCACTCCCATAACTATCGTGAAGATTTTGGGTCTTATTCTTATTGTAGTCAGCCTCTAAATAAGCCTTTTCAATTAAGTTCCGACCTTTTATAGCTAATTTCTTCGCCAAATCATCAATATATGGACTTACACGTCTCATTATCCACTAGTATTATCTTTTACATAAACTGCACAACCACCTAATTGAGTTGGTATAATATCAATAACGATAGCATCAGTAATAGAGAAGCCATACATCTTGCTCCTAAATTTATGACCTTTTTTTATTGATATACCTACTGATTTATCAAAAGGGAAATACACATTGTATGCGTTTGATATTACACCTGAATCTTCTTTCTGCGCCCCTTGTATATCACATTTAGTTTCCAAGACTATAATCTCTTCTTCTACCTGTTGATCGGCAGGTTTGCTTCCATCAATCCCATAAGTGTAAAATACTCCATCAAAAGGATATTCTTGCATTATGTCCCTATCTATAATCATCAGTCATACTCATTTATCCAAGTTGTTGTACTACCACCTAATAATTCAGCCTTTGGATCGTCCCATTTCTTATACAGACCTATCATAATATTATATACATCTTTTTTAGAATCGTATCGTTGGCTACCAATTGTTTGAGTATAAGCTCCATGTTGGTTCGTCAGACTAGCAGTATAATTGGGAGCGGTAAAAATCACATAAAGCAAATCAGCTAATAGCAAATCTTTTTGCTGTTGTGTAAGCTGTTTGGTATCTGTAATATCTATAACGTCTCTATCTACTGCAATACGGGTAAGGACTGCCTTGTCAAAGACAAAGGCAGTCAAACCTTCAAGATAGTGTATAATATCAATTTGAGCCATATTAAGAATCTGCTGTTGCTGTATCAACAATAATATGTTCCGGGAACTCTGTTAAAGCAGGAATAAATGACGTAATCAAACGGGTACTCCATGATTTATATTCACCATCAACCATTTCTGCATTGTGAAGCAAAGAGAAACCGTCAATAGATGCGAATGTTTGAGAAACCACATTGTTTCCAGCCATACTTGCCATACGTTCATCCAAAGTATTGGTATGCATGATAAGTCCCGCAGGTCCCACCGGACGAAGAACTGCTACATTTTCAGCCCATCCATGAATTGTAGTATCACCGCCCCATTCTTTATTCTTTTCTTCTTCTACTACAATTTCAATAGGAGACAACCCATCAAATGCAGCTACAGCTCTATTAAACTGTTCTTTCAGAATAACTGGAATTTCAGGAGCTTCCATCGGGCTGTTAGTATTCAGGTTGCGCATATAGTTAACCCACTTCTTGACTTCTGCATTTTCCAAGAAAACTTCTTGATACATTTTCTTAGGAATAAGCCATTTCATCGCACCACCAAATCCTGTCCTTTGTCTGAACTGATCTTCAATGAGAACCATTTGAGAGAACAGTTTAGCATCAGGAGCAGTCCAAACTTTTTCACCTGCCTTTACAAAGTTTTCTTCGGGAATAGCAGCTTTTTGTTTAATACCCTTTATACCTCTACCAATATCATATAGCACATAGCCTTTGGTTTGAAGTTGAGCAGACATGTAATTTGCAGTTTGGTCTTTTGCATCAATCAAATCTTGGACACGTTTTGTCCATTCTCTGATAAACTTAGCATCATTACCAAACTCTGCATAATACTCCTGTTTGTACATACGTTCCATAGCTGTCTCTGCAATAGCATCTGACGTAAAATCTGGAATTGTACCTGTATAGAATGAAAGACCTTCCTTGTTATACGGATGCGCCTTACCTAGTGGAGCACGCATATCCAATACTCCTGCTGCACGATTTATAGAGGCTTCAACCATGAAAGAAGCTTTTCCTGATGCATCTGTAGGAGTTACTTGTGGATTCACCGTAAACTGACCTCTCCACCAATTATAATTGATATCAATCATTCCTGAATTATCAATATAATCACGGAGTATTTGCTGACCTTCTCCGCTACGGAAAAAAGCCGCATATCTACTATTATTAAAATCGAATCTTGACATACTTCTTATTTTCTTTAAATTTCAAACCAACCATCAATTCTTGACTTGTTAATAGTTTTAACAGCAGGAGGGATCGGAGACATCAAATAGGTGTACATTGTTGCGTGCAATGCAGGTGTAACCATATACGTAGCTCCTTCCTCATCATCTTCACCTGTTGCAGGTCTATATTTCAAATCCAAATCACAAGGAAGAACAGCATTTGGATTCTGAACAAGCATCTTTTTACCGGAACCAGCTTCGGCAGCTTCAACCAAAATATCATTTTTTGCCAATGTTCCAAGAGTTGCAGACAACGTTAATTTCCATACATTTTCTTTTGTATTAGTTGTTGCCTCTACTGCTGAAACTGTGACTGCTGTACCTGTCGTAGCAAAATCATCAGGAGCTTTCATTAAGATATCACCTACACAAGGTTTATGTCTGAAACCATCTCTTTTTATATATACTGTTGTATCGGAAGCACCAGTAGCTGCCTGAACTTCAAATACCTTCAAAAGAATCACTTCTGCATTTTCATGACTATTAGCGACACCATTACCATTCCAATGATATTCTACCAAATCACCTGCGTACATCTTACCGCCTGTTTTAAACGGATTCTTGATAATACCACCAGTTTGAGGGAATACTTGGTCATTCAATACGCATACTCTCGGCACAAAGACTTCTCTAGTACCTCCGATAATACCACTCCCCTGTAACATGGTTCTACCATACATTACGGCTGCGGTCGTATTTAAAAGATTTTCTACCATATTCTTATAATTTTTTTATTTTTCATTTTTAACATCATCCCAACTTATCTTACTCTTAGAGGGATCACCACCAATAGGCTTGTAAGGGGTTGTCCCATCAGGTATATCAACTCTGGAAAGGTTGTATAATTCTAATGTAGACTTCGCTTCTTCCTTTATATCTAAATCTTCCGAAATTTGAATTTTAGAAATGTAAGTGTCAATCCACTTATCATCCTTAATCCCAGCGGATTTCAATTCAGACTTAAAGTTTTTCCTTACTTGCGATAGAGCTTTTTCCTTTTCTTCTCTTTCTATTTTGTCTTGCAACTGCTGTATCTGCGCTTGTAATTGCGATAAGGCATCGTCATCAGTAGGCGGAGTTTTAGACTGTTGCTGCTGTGTAGTTTGAGATTGAGTAGGTTTATAGCTCTTAATAAAATCTGCCTTTTCTTTTTCAAAGTTTGCATTTGTCCTTTTTACAAAAGGTAATGCCTTACTTATAAAATCAGAAAGTTCAGTTTCATCATTTACCAATAATGGAATTAGGTCATCTATATTCTCATTAATTGTTCTGTCTGACAAATGCAGGGTTTTCCCACCTTCTGTCAGTAAGCCTTTGAGTTGTTCAACGGCTTGTTCTTTTGTAAACTTCATAATTCCTCTAAGTTATGTTAATAATTTGCACACAAAATAAAGGAATAAACTAAGTTATCCCATGAAATAAGGGAACTATTTAGTACACCGGTGTACTAAGTTTTTCTAATATTAAAAAAGCAGAAGATTTAGAATAGTATTTTTGCAGATAAATGTATATATTTACATTGGATAATGGGACAGCAGGAGTAATTAACCTATGATAAGTGGTTTAGATGAAGGGCTTTTAAGTTTTAAAATTAGCATAAATGATTGATAAAGAAAAATATAAATCACAAGGAATTGAAAATATAGTAACATATCAACCTTATTTTCAAGAAAAATTCGTCAGGAGCAATGTTGATTTTGTTGTAGGAGGAGCTGCGATGGGAATTGGAAAATCCTTTGCAGCATTATTGATGGCAGCAGAACCAGTGCTAGACCCTGACTTCCGAATGGTTTATATTCGTAAAAATATACAAGATACTAAAAGTGGAGGCTCTGGTACAGATGAAATACAAAGGATTTACGGCAATTTAGTAAATGTAAAATTATCAGAAAATCCCCGTGCTACATTCCCCAGCGGAGCTTTTATAGACTTTACTCACATGAGCGACCAAACTCCTGATAAGGTATTGGAACGCATACGAGGATGGCAATATTCGGTAATTTATTTTGACGAAGGCACAGGGTTTGAGTGGAGTACTATTAGGCTTGCTTTTTCACGTAACCGCGGTGCAGGGAAATGGAATGGGAAAGTTCGTATTACTTGTAATCCTAAAAAAAATCATTGGTTAAGGAAATGGCTTGATTGGTATATCAATCCTATAACAGGGTTTCCTATCCCTGAAAGAGATGGTGTGGTGAGATATTTCTATATCAATGGGGAAAAAATTGAAGATGTTATTTTTGGTGCAACTAAAGAGGAGGTGTATAGTCAATGCGCTCCAAAGATAAACGCTGTTTTAAAAAAGCTGAATGAAAGAGGTGAGTTTTTTACTTATAAGGATTTAATAAAATCTACTACGTTTTATGGAGGTTCTTTGGATATGAACAAGGAACTTTTATCAAAAAATCCGGGCTATATTGCAAGCGTGGCAGCAATGGGTGAAAAGCAATCTGCTGCTAACTTACAAGGTTGTTGGAATATTGACACAGATGATGATTCCGAAGCTCCTATCCCATTCCATAAAGCTCGTGAAATAAAATTGGCAGATCCACAAATTAATGGAGATAGATGGATCACTGCTGACTTAGCAGATACGGGAAAAGATAATTTCGTTGCATTGGTATGGGATGGATTTCACATTATAGATATTGTAGTATTGGGACATTCAACGCCACAACAAAATGCGAATACACTACAAATTTTAGCTGCTAGATATAATATCCCGGACACTCATATTATATTTGATGGTAATAATGGTGCTTATATCAACGATTATATACCAGATGCTATACCATTTATATCATACAGTAAAACGAGAGGTGTCTATTTCAGAGCTTTCTGTACATTAAAAGATGAATGCTATGATAGAGTTGTTTACCATGTAAACGAAAAAGGAATATCTTTTAGCGATAAGGTCGCTTCCAAAATGTACACCCATGAAAAAATGAAAGATGAAATTACCATCTTTGACGAATTTGTAGAGGAATGTTCTGTAGTACGTTTTAATGAACAAGGGACAGGAAGGAAACGGTTAGCTACTAAAAAAGAAATGAACCAAATGCTTGGTCGAGGACGTTCAATGGACGTATTAGACCCAATAGCTATGAGGTTTTTACCCGTTCTCCAATATCAAATGGGAGATGAGTTAGAAAAAACTTCTATCAAAAGAAACGATAGAAAAACCGGAGAGACAAATCTTGAAATTTATAACGATAGTTTTTGGGCGTAATGACAGTTAAAGATATAGAAAAAACAATCAAGGATGCTTCTAAGATGAAGCATGAAGTGACGGTAAGAGACATATCGTATGTTATCTTATTCTTTGAATATTGCAGCTCTGTTGTAGCTTATAAATCTATTTTCGATAAGGATGCTGACGAAAATAGTATTAAAAAGTATGACACAAGCAAAAAAATTGATTTCTTGAAAATGTATATTGCTAGTAACTTTAAAGAAGAAGAGAAAGTTAAGCAAAGCAAGAAGAATGAAATTAACAATGATGAATTGATCCAAGATATTACTTTTGAGGAGAATAAAGCTAAATTGATAGCAATGCTCCAAAAGGTTAACGATCTTGTTAAAAGTGGTGATATGTCTGCTAAAGATGGTGTTAAAGCAGAAATTGAAATCCGCAGTAAACTTAATGATAAGTTTAAGGTATCAGAAGAGGGAGGGCAACAATATATCATTGTAGAACAAAAGTATAATGCTGTATGTGAATACTGTTCACATGAGTTATATATTCCCACAAAAGAAGATTTAATGAAAAAATATAACCTAGTAGAAAAAGACAATGAGTGAAATTTCAGAACAAGTACAAGAATTATTGAATAACCCTGAAAAGATACTACAAAAGAAACCTTTTTTTCGAGGTTATGATACATCGTGTGTATGTAACAACACACTGAATAATTATTTGAAAAGAGCCGGATTTACAGATATGATTTCGGTTACTCTTCCTCAATTAAAAAAACGTGTTATTACGCAAGATGAGTATTTGATGGAATTAGAGCCTGAAAACCATAAGGTTTTATACGATCAGAACATACCTTCTATTACGATGAAACTTGATAATGGTGGCTTTGTTGAGGTTCAATATAAGAAAATGGCGGTTTCTTTCCAACAAAATATTAAAGACAAGCAGGTACAACATTTATGCGGACTTCCAATGTCTTTTACTCTTATGGATGCCAATCCTGATGAAAAACAAAGAGCTGACTTTGTTACCTTTAAACAGTATTGGGATTTAAGAAACCAGGACGGAATGAAAACCAAAATGGTTGACGTTCAAAAATCAGTTGGTGATGTAGGACTTTTATATTATTTTGATAAAAACAATAGAATAAAATCCCGTATATTATCCTATATGGATGGATATGTCTTATGTCCGCATGACGATGATAATGGAGACCGTATATTAGAAAGCGTTTACTATAAGATTGATGATGTAGAATATATTGATTCATACGATGATACTTATTTTTATCGTATGATAAGAGATAATACTAACGTAGATGATAATGGATGGAGACGTCTAGCACCAAAGGCTCATGGTTTTACAGAAATCCCTTTAATAACTAAAAGAGGAAAGGTCGCATGGGAAAATGCTCAAAGTGTTATTGAGGCTTATGAAATATTATACAATATCTTCCTTGTAATTCAAAAGAGACATGGATGGGGAATATTATATATAAAAGGAGATTTTGAAAACAATGGAAAGAAGATAGCAGGTTCAGTTATCTTAAACAGTAAAAACACATCATATAGTCAAGAAGCAAATACGGATGATGCTAAATTTTTAACTCCACCATCACCACAGGGAACGATAGATACTTTGCAGTTAATGGAGGAAACTATACAGAAAAATTCCAGTACAACGTTCTTGCTCCCTAAAGATGTAAAGACAACAGGAGATATATCAGGTGTTGCTATAATGCTTACTCAATCAATGGATATTGAGAATGCATCAAAAGGTGTAATAGAATGGCAAAATGTTGCGGATAAAATGGTTCGTCTATTCAAACAAGGATTAGCAAAAGAACTTGTAGTCTCACAAATTCAACCCAGTGCTATTACGGATTTCGATAACTTACATATTAATGCTAAATTCAAAGTATATAGACCTCAATCTGAAACTGATATTGTAACAAGATTACAAACAGGAGTTACATCAGGATTTCTTTCTGTTGAAACTGCCAGTGAAATGAACCCTGACGCAAAACCGGATGAGAAAGCTAGACTTGAAAAAGAAAAGCAAGCTAAAATAGATGAGCAATTATATCAACAGGAACAGGCATTAATAATATCTCAAAAACATTCAGTACAAGATAATAATAACAATAATAACAAGGAGGAATAATCATGTATCAAAACATTATAAATAAAATTGAAGAAGTTACAGAGGCTAAAACTTTTAGTAATATAAATCCATATTTTGTATTTCTGCATCCAAAAGAAGCTGATTCTGCTATGAATGTTATTGTGGTGGAAGGCACTCCTACGTATCAAAAGCCAAAAGAAATAGTTAGTTTTCCATTAGTTACTATGATGTGGAATCCAATTGCGCTTAATGACTTGGTTATTACTGGCGACATGGTAAGTAATTATAGAATCTTTATTGGCTATATACAATGATAGGCGGAGCGAAAGGAATAGGATTAGGCATTGATTTAGGTTTAGTAAATCAATACAATAGGACTGGTAGCCAGTCCTATATAGAACCCGAAGTCTTAGATTCTTTGGTGGGTGTATGGTCTGCTTATGGCATGACTAACGATAGTCCTAATAGAAGTACTATTAAGAATAAACTATCTAATAAAGGTGGGGACTTTGTAATCAGCAACGCAGCTTATGATAAAATGTCCAGTTATGGAGGTTATGAGTTTGCTAAGTTTGATAATACTTTAGATTGGTATAATACAGAAGGCAATGATAGTGTTGTAGTTGTGTCGAGAAATGGGCATAGTATTACTCTAAAAAGATTAACTGGTCCTAATTTTTGGTATTTCCAAAACAGCACATTTAGAGGGCTTATATCGAATGTTATTCCATTTAAAGTTAATAGTAATAAGAATATATCTGTCATTTGGGACGTACACGGTCTTAGCATTTCAGAAGGAAAAGATAAAAGTGTTAGAGTACAAGAACTTGTATTAAATCCTAATGAAGACAATTATACTAACTTAAAAACACTAAACGAAGAAGAACTAGCTCAAATAGATATTAGTACAAACTCTTTGTATTACTTATTATGGTTTGATTTGTCTACTCTTGCAGTAGATGAAGAAGTAACTATAGAAATGCTTCCCCTGTTCGAAGGCGCCTTCGTCACCGACGGAATCGACGACCTGATTACTTCCACCAAGACCGTGCAGGAGATGCTGGGAGGAAGTAATGAGATTACGGTGGTGAGTATGATTCATCAGGTTAAAGATTCATCTAATAATGTATCTTTTACCAATTATATAAGAGGTAGTGTCAATGGCTATTTCCGTAATATCGTGAATAACTACGACAAGACTGGAATATATGGATATACTTCTTCTGACTTAAAGGCTTTGTCAGTTGTAAATAATATATTAGGTGATAAGAATGATTATACGTCTAATGGCGACAATAGAGACTCCATAATCAATGGTAATTTTAGCGTTCAAGGATATTCGTATAATGACGGTAATAATACTGGTGATTTTAGCTCTGTCGCTTGGTACTGGACAATCATTGCCAACAAGGTACTTACTACCGACCAAATCAACCAAGTAATCGCTTACTTCAACTTGGATAGAACGCTCAAATCTGACATCTATTGCAATATTGCTAAGCAGGGCATCACCAACGAGAACCACGCAGAGTTTGGCGACAAGCTGATTGACTTTTCAGGCAACGGTAGGGATATTCAGTTGAACAATATTGCTTGGGACGGAGATAGTGGTATAGGTAAATATAATTATCCTAATTGGAAAGTCACGGCAACTATTGCCAATACGTATTCAACTATTGTAAATTATCCAACTGTTAATGGTACTTACTCCATTAATGTTAATGGTGTATCAGAATTGATGCAATCAATAGGGCTGCATTTGGAGATAAAGTACACTACTTCTACGGGAATTATATATAATGATATAAAACAAGATGGTGTATATTCATATATTTTACCTGATGGAGCTACGGATTTAACATTAAGATTTGGAGGTATTCCGGGAATTGTAAATGAACCATGCAATATAACCATCACCCAAATCCCCTCCCACGCAGGTGCTCTCTGTCTTGACGGAGTAAATGACTTCGGACAGTTTGTAGGAGACTTGGAATTGAAAGATTATACTTTTATTGCTGATAGAGCTTATAGTAGAATAGCTCCATCACAAGTACCATTTATAGCTTCCACACAGACAAATGGGCAAGCTCCATTTCTTATGGAATATTTGAATGAAGATACTTATGTTTATCCTCATAGTTTTGGTACTACTACTAAAACTATAAATTTGAATATACAAAGACAAATATCATATCAATCAACTTATGTATATAATGGAAATAGTATATCAAAAGGAATATCTGTTGATACAGGTGACGGATTGACTATTGGAAACTCTGGTAGTACAGGAGCACAATATTCTCCATTATGTCTTTGGTCTTTAATGCTCTTCCCTTATAGTATGTCCGAGTTCTTGATAGAGCGTCAGTTGAAGAAACACAAACTAGGTACGCTGTATCCGGATATGGTGGAGTTTAGACCTGTTATCAATAGTAACGTTTTGTTAGATTCTAAACCAACATTCGTTATTCGTGGTACTAGTACTCATCTAAATGCAGGAGATTATGTTCCTGAAAATAGTCAAATATGGGTAAGTATTAAAATGAATAACATTGCCGATAGAATAACTAAGTTTACTGTTAATGGCAAGACTATTGATATTCCTGAAAATGCTTATAGTGAAGTCACATTGCAATATGGTTTCCCTTTTGTAATAGATAAATCTCCACAGAAGATTGGTATAACTATTGAACAGGATGAAAACTATGTTTTGTTCAATCCTGTTATTACAAGTAATGTAGAATATCATAGGTTAGACTTTTATTTAAATAATTATCAAAAGATAATTAATATAGGAGATTATATACCAAAAGATGCTTATCTTAGAGCTAATATATATTTAAATAATAATGTTGATGAACTTACAGCGTTTATATTTAACGGAGTAAATATTGGTTATAGAAGAAGTTCCGTTGATGATACGGCTTTTAATATTAGTCATATATATAATTATGATTCTCCACAAGAAGTAAATATTACTATTGATGAGTACATCAGATATGAGGACATTGTGCAGCCGTATCCAGTTCTATTGAGATTCAACGATGAAAACGGTAATGAAGTATCTTGGGGAGGTAAGTTTAGAGTAGGCTCTACTATTACTATAATAGGTTCTGCCGCTGATTCTAATCTACTTCCTAATATATATAATATATTTGGATTATTATTGAATGACAATCAAGTAACTAGTTCTAAAGTTATTGTTGAAAAAACAATGGTATTTAAGGCTAAAAGTGCTTATATATTTGATAATAATGAACCTAACTGTATTCTTTCTCCTAGACTATTGAGAATACCTAACTCTAGCTATAAGATTCTAGGTTACATTCCCGATATATCCGGTCATGGTAATCATGGAGTTATTCATAACTCGGCTTATGCAGAAGGAAGTGGAGTTAATGAAGATGGTTCATACCAATTTGATGGCGTAGACGACTTTATTACTATTCCTACTACGGTCGGTGGCAAACAGGTGTTGATGAAGGTGAATTGGCAATCTATTGCCGGTACGGCAATTTTATACGACCAAAGAACAAATGGAGGTTTTGCTATATTTAATAGAGATTTTGATACTAACGAAAATAAAGTGCCAGCATATAGGGCAAGAAATATAGGAGGTAGTACTTATATTGATGGAATACTTAATGAGTATATTTATGCTAGTGAATTAAAAGATATAACTCACAATATTGTTGAATTATGTGACCCTGAATTGAATACAGGAACGCTTAACCCCAAAATAGGTAGTTCTTTCTTAAATTCTAATTATACTCAAATGTCTCTCTACGACTTCATGCTCTTCGACGAAATCTCAACAGACGATAAGATTAAAGAGCTGAATAAGTATGTAGGGATAGAAGGAAATGTTTGGGGAATTCTCACCAAACTAAGCAACTCAACTTTAATTTCAAATGAAACATTAATTAAAAACGAATGATATTATGGAAAAGATA